TTCTAACGGTGGCACAGGTCCTACAGGTCCTACAGGTCCTCAGGGCGTCCAAGGTGCTGCTGGTTCTAACGGTGGCACAGGTCCTACAGGTCCTCAGGGTGTCCAAGGTGCTACAGGTCCTGGTGGTCCTACAGGTCCTGGCGGTCCAACAGGTCCTCAGGGTGTCCAAGGTGCTACAGGTCCTGGTGGTGGTACTGGTCCTACAGGTCCTCAGGGTGTCCAAGGTGCTACAGGTCCTGGTGGTCCTACAGGTCCTGGTGGTCCTACAGGTCCTGGTGGTCCTACAGGTCCTCAGGGTGTCCAAGGTGCTGCTGGCTCTAATGGTGGTCCTGGTCCAACAGGTCCTGGTGGTCCTACAGGTCCTCAGGGTGTCCAAGGTGCTACTGGTCCAACAGGTCCTGGTGGTCCTGCAGGTCCTACAGGTCCAACAGGGCCCTCAGGAACAATTACCAATACATCATATCAGATGACAGCTCTTGGAGTGGGTACGCCTGCTTCAGGTACAACTGGTGAGATCAGAGCTACTAATAACATCACAGCTTACTACTCTGATGACAGACTGAAAACCAAGCTTGGTGAGATTCCAGATGCTGTTAAGAAAGTTCAACAACTGACTGGTTTTTACTACACTGCTAACGATCTTGCTAAGAGCTACGGCTACCAAGGTGAATTGCAGATTGGTGTGTCAGCTCAAGAAGTTGAAAAGATCTTGCCAATGGTTGTAGCTCCTGCTCCAATCGATGATAGGTTCTTGACAGTTAGATACGAAAGAATCATACCTTTGTTAATCGAAGCCATCAAAGAACTTCAAGCTCAAATTGATGAGATAAATAAAAAGATATAAAATAATAACTTTTTATAGCTTGTTAATTAACGACCCCAAGGCCTCATAGCTTTGGGGTCGTTGTGATACGAAAGATGATTACGGGTATGAACTAATGGCAACATCATTGGATTTTCCAACCAGTCCAGCGTTAAACGATACGTATACTTTAGGTTCAAAAACTTGGAAGTATGATGGCTATGGTTGGGTAATTTTTAATACCAATACAGGTCCTCAAGGTTATCAAGGTTTCCAAGGTGCTTCTGGTGGCGGTGGTGGTGTTCAAGGAGCTCAGGGTGTCCAGGGTGCTCAGGGCGTCCAAGGAGCTCAGGGTTCTGGAGTTCAGGGTGCTCAGGGAGCAACAGGAGCTGGATCTCAAGGCGTCCAGGGTGCTCAAGGTGTTCAAGGAGCTCAAGGGGTCCAAGGTGCCCAAGGTGTTCAAGGAGCCCAGGGTTCTGGAGTTCAAGGAGCGCAAGGTGTTCAAGGAGCCTCAGGTGGAGGATCTGCGGCTTATTCCAATACCTTATTATTAACTTGTACCACTACAAACGCTACAGAGACAGAGTTGTTTGTAAACGGAATAGCAAATACAAGAATATCTGTAGCAAATAATTCCCTAATGTTGTACACGATAGATGCAGCAGCTAGAAGAACAGATGTAGCAAACGAAACTGCGGCATTTTTTATAAAAAGTGCTGCTCGAAATATTTCCGGAACTTTGTCTGATGTAGGAAGTGTGTATGAGATTGTTATAACTCGTGACAATGCTAGTTATACAATTGATCCTAGAATTTCAGCTAACACATCATCGCTCAGCATTTTTGTAACAGGGGTTGCTGGTAGAACAATAGATTGGAGAGCAGTAGTTAATACTGTTGAAGTATAATGCCTTTACGAACAAGAAGTTTATTAATGGATAATACAATTGGTAAGATTTATACCAATGTTGGTGCAACATCTGAAGTAAATTCCTCGAAGCTTATTGCAGGTACAGCGTTAAAATCCTATGTGCTCAGTTCAAAGGCAGCTACGAGGGTTGCTAGTAATTTGAGCGGTACAGGGTTTCCTTTTTCTTCAAATGGTTTAATTCAAACACTAACTTTGTCTGTATCCACTGCTCCTGTAGGGGCATCTATCATAGTGGCTTTGAAAAAGGGCACTGCCTATGCTAATTCAACAACTTCTGGTACTGCTAACATTGCATCAGGGCAAAAAACAGGAAACACGTCTATTAGTTTAAATGTCAGTGCTGGTGAATTTATATTTTTTGATGTGACCCAAGTTGGTTCGACAAGCAGTGGTAATAAATTATCTATTAGACTTGATTACTTTTTAGGATAAAAAATGACATCACAAGAAATTTTACAACATTTTAACAATTCAACCGTCTATAAATTTGATGGTAAATTAAGTGAGTTGCAGGAAATGCAAGAAACAAATTCAAACAGTTACAATTATATTATTGTTGGAGATGATATATATTTTGTTGCTGCTAAGCAAGTTAGTGATTCAAGAGTTAGCATCCTTTCTGGAGAGTAAAAAATGTATGTTAAATTATCTGTAGGTAATGCCAACGTAAACTCTCAAAGGTGCATGAGAGATATTGGAAGGTTATTGACTTCTGAAACACCTAACACTTCTTTATTAGAAGCTTTTAGTCAATCATCTTCTGTGGTAATAGATTCAACTCCTGCTGGATGGACTTATGTTGGTAGCAATTTTGCTGGTGATAGGCCAACCATTGCAGTTGCAAACTCGGCTGTTAACCAAGCGAACTCTGTCTTTTTTAATTTAGCTTTCTCAGCGCCATGTCTAAATGGAACAACAAAATTTTGCGTTTTGACCACTACGCATCCTGTTCCTACTGATATAAACATGATTTTTACAGTCCTGACAGGAGCACAGTCTGTCAATGCCAATGGGATTTGTACAAACGAAGGGGCTAGGCATACTCAAGGACTCGGTGATGGTCCAAATGAACTTCAAGCAACCAGTCTGCAGGTGGGGGTAGCAGGAAAAATATTTCATTTAATTGCAAATCCTAGGCATGTTACTATTATTGAAGAAGGTAGAGGAGTACAAGCTGTATGGGAAATGAGTGCTACTGATGTAAACACCTTTTATAATTCAGCTCCTTTTGTTCAATACTCACATGCTAATACTTCTATGGCAACCCGCGTTGATTCTGATATAATTGTACCGACCTTGGCCACCACAACTAGGGGCTCCTCAATGCTTCATACAGGCTTTAATATAACTGATCCAACCACAGCAACAACATATGGAACTTATGATCCTACCCAAAACTTAACAACAAACGTGGGTTTTTTTGCTAGAGCCACTGGCACAGGAGCTTTGAAAACGGGTATAAACACAGCTGGCTTACCGAGATATAACATACTTCCAGTTATATTATCAAATGATGAGTATGGCCACCCCACCCAATATATTACAGGAATTGTTCCTGTTTATTTTACTGGACCTGCAATAGGAAGTTCGGGTGATACGGTAGATGTTAATGGTGACACCTATTACTTTTTTAATAGTGGTACTGGCTTCGGACTACTAATGAAGTTGAGTTAAAAATATGGCTGCCTTGCCCTACCCAGTAAACTCATCTGACTTGAGTAATTTTTCTAACAGTAGTATTGTTTCTGCGTTTGCAATCATACCAACAAAAAATATACTAATAGCAGAAACAGATGCATTGATTTTTAAAGATGTTGTCAATCCTGAAGAAGCATATACTAATTTATCGACTGTATAAATAAAAAGTAATTTATTATATAAGGGTAAACTTGGTATCCCCATGTTTGTCTAGTTTTGTAAAAAAAGGATACTCGTGGCGACGTCAATAGATTTCCCCTCATCACCAGCTAATAATCAAACGTACTCTCTAGGTTCAAAAGCTTGGAAGTATAATGGCGTTGCATGGGAAATACTTCATAGTAATAGCCCAGGTCCCCAAGGTCCCCAAGGTGCTCCAGGTAGTAGTAGTGGAGTTCAAGGTGCTCAAGGCGTTCAAGGTGCTCAGGGTGCTGGGGTACAAGGAGCTCAAGGCGCTCAAGGTAATGAGGGTGGTGTATCTGTTACTCTGAGTTCCACTCCTCCAGCTTCCCCACAATATGGAGATATCTGGATCCGTAGTGATACAGGTGTTGAGTATAGTTACTTAAACGATGGTAATACAAACCAATGGGTTGAACTTGGTAACATGGGTGCCATGGGTTACCAGGGTGTCAGGGTGCTCAAGGTGTTCAAGGAACACAGGGTGCTGGAGTTCAAGGAGCTCAGGGTGTCTTGGGTGCACAAGGTAATCAAGGTGTTCAAGGAGCTCAGGGTGTACAGGGAGCTACTGGCGTACAAGGAGCGCAAGGTGTTCAGGGTGCTGTTGGTGCTCAGGGTGTCCAAGGAGCTCAAGGAGTTCAGGGTGCTACTGGAGTTCAGGGTGCTACTGGAGTTCAGGGTGCACAAGGTGTTCAAGGTCTACTGGGTGCTCAGGGTGCCATTGGTGTCCAAGGAGCACAAGGTGTCCAGGGTGTAATTGGTGCTCAGGGTGCTGTAGGCAATCAAGGTGTTCAGGGTGCTCAAGGAGTTCAGGGTGCTACTGGAGTTCAGGGTGCACAGGGTGCACAGGGTGTACAAGGTGTCTTAGGTGCTCAAGGAAATCAAGGTGTCCAAGGAGCTCAGGGAGTTCAAGGAACAATAGGTGTCCAAGGAGCTCAAGGTGTCCAAGGTGTACTAGGTGCACAGGGCAATCAAGGTGTCCAGGGAGCTCAGGGTGTCCAGGGTGCTACACCAGCCATTGCAGGATCCAATACTCAAATCCAATATAACAATTCTGGTGCTCTAGGTGCTTCTTCTAATCTTGTTTTTGATGGTACTAACTTAGGTATTGGTACTACAAGCCCTGCCGCAAAACTAGACATTGGTGGAAGCCCAACTTATGAAAGTCGATTGATATGGTCACGCGGTAACAATGACGCGGACTTTAAAGCGGTTCTTTCATCTGGAGATGCGGGAACTACAGCAACAGTTGGTAGCATTGGCGTGACATATGGAGGTTACAAAGATTTTTCCTCTATTCAGTTTTATAGAAATTCGACAACTGGACAAATATTGTTTTTTACTGGTAACTTAACTGGTAATGGTTCAGAGCAAATGCGCCTAACCAGCACAGGTCTAGGTATTGGTACTACATCCCTTAATGGAAAGTTAACTGTTTATAGCGGTACTGTTGGAGCATCTGCAACCACCTTGACACCATCAGCAACGTTCTGGATGCTTTATGAAGGTGGTACAGGAAACAATGCGGGTTCAGGAAATTCACTTGTATTTGCAAATGGAATTAGCCCCGATGCACTTGGCAAAAGTGCAATGATTGGTGCACCATCAGAAGATACTGGTGGTTTAAGCCGTTCTATTGGATTGTCATTCTGGACTTCTGCATTTGACGCAAATCGTGCTGAGAAAATGCGTCTTGACTCAAGCGGTAACTTGGGTATTGGTACAACTAGTCCTAGCCAGAAACTTGAAGTTGCTGGCAATATGTACATCAACACAAGTGGCAATCCATATTTGCAAATTAAAACAAGCGGTGCTGGAAACAATCCATATATCCGTATGCAAGCGGATACAAACTATTGGGACATTCAAAGTACATTCTCAAACACCAATGACGATTTGCTATTCCAATATAACGGGACTGCGCTTCTTGATTTAGACAAGAATGGTAATCTAGGTATTGGTACTACAAGCCCTTCTACCTTTGGCGTTCTTGCTGTAAAGAGAGATCAAACAGCAGACACAGCAATCACTGTAAGTAATGCGGGAACAGCTAATGCCGCAACTACTATGAGTTTTGTTTTGAGTGAAGCAGGAACTCCCAACGGATGGTTTAGACGTTATCGTGACGGAAGTGGTAGTACTGAAATTGGTTTTTCTGACGCCTTGCTATTTACTGGAAATGTATCAAGCACTAAAACAGAACGTGCCCGTATAGACTCAAGCGGTAACTTGGGTATTGGTACAACTTCAATGGTTTCAAAACTACAAGTAGGAAGCCATACATTTTCTGGTGTAAATGGTGTTTACTCTAATGCAAGATCAGGATTATCAGTAAACGGATCATTAACATCTATTGTGTATGCATCGACATATAACGATGCAACATATCCAGATTATGGTATGGTGTTTGTACATGGTCCTACTACCAGTAGCTATAATGTATGGAGTATCAGTCCAGATGGCCCTGCTAAAGGTTCTGGATTGGGATTCATATATGGAGCCAACGCAGACAATATCCACGTGATTGCTCCTAAGGTATATTTCCAAGGTAGTACTGGTAATGTGGGTATTGGTACAACTTCACCACAACAAAAACTTGTAGTCAGTAATTCTGGCGCACTTGGGTTTGAGTTTGTTCCCGCATCGGGAATCATGCAACTCTATAATCGTTCTACTAGTGCTTATGGCAATATGAGATTTGATGCAGCCGAAGTTCACTTTTATACAGGAACATCTCCTGCAGAACGTGCCCGTATAGACTCAAACGGTAGAATGCAAATTGGTACAACAACAGCAGGATACTCAGCAACACTCACTCTTTTATCAGCCTCCAATAGTTATAACTTAACATCTTCAAGAGTAGGAGCAGGTACAGGTTCATTAGGTCATGTTGTTTTTGAAACAGATAGTGGAGCTGTTGGTACTATTTTTACAAATGGTTCAGCAACTTCATATAACACCAGTTCAGATTATCGTCTAAAAAATATTACAGGACCAATCACTACATCAGGTGTTTACATTGACAGCTTGAAACCTGTAGAAGGTACTTGGAAGTCAGACGGCTCTGTCTTTGTGGGTTTGATTGCTCACGAAACTCAAGAAGTCTCACGCACGCAAGTAGCCACAGGCACTAAAGATGGTGAAGAAATGCAGGGTATGGATTATTCTAGCGCTGAAATCATTTCTAATTTAATCGCAGAAGTTCAATCACTTCGTAAACGCCTTGCAGACGCGGGCATCTAATCTCTAAAGGAAAATCATGGCAATCACTTATAACTGGACAATCTCAAATCTCGATCGTAACACAGCTGATGGTTTCGTAACCACGGCACACTGGACAGCTTCAGCAGTAGATGGTGATCATACAGCTTCCGTCTATTCAACTGTAAGTTGGCCTGTTGACGAGCCACAAATTCCATATGATAATTTAACAGCTCAAATTGTACTTGAGTGGGTATGGGAGTCTGTCGATAAAACTGCTACAGAAGCATCTTTATTAGAGCAGATAAATATTAAGAAGAATCCTGTTACAGCTTCAGGAAGACCTTGGTAATTTTATATTTTGGAGAATTTTATGAACATTGAATTGAAACTGACAGTGGAAGAAGTTAATTATGTTATTGGAGTGTTGGGTGAGCTGCCTAGCAAATCTGGTGCATGGCCTTTGATTCTCAAGATCAAAGATCAGGGCGAGAAACAAATTCCTAAACAAGAAGCAGCACCTGCAGATACTAATAGCTAAAAACATCTTTCTTTTTTATTATGAAAGTTTTGTGTGGAATCAGAACCCTTTGACCATGTAATAATTGATAACTTTTTAGAGGAAAGCCTAGCTAGAAAGTTATCATCAGAGTTCATGGATTATGACGACCCTAAGTGGTACTGTTACAATAATCCTCTCGAACATAAGAAGACCTCCAACAAGTGGTACTTCTTTCCTTCCGAGACATACAAATATATGTGCTATTTGAATTCGGAAGAGTTCATTCAAAGAATGCGCAACATTACTGGTATAGAAAAACTATATCCAGATATTGGTCTTCACGGAGCTGGCTGGCACATTCACGGCCGTGGTGGTAAGCTGAATATCCATAAGGATTATTCTATCCATCCAAAACTGAAGCTCCAAAGAAAACTCAACATCATCATATACCTCACCCCTGATTGGAATCCAGAATGGGGTGGTGGATTGGATTTGTGGTCACACAATCCTGAGACTGACCTGCCACTTGAAAAAATCAAAACAGTTGAGTACAAATTCAATAGAGCTATCTTATTTGATACCACTCAGAATTCATGGCACGGTTTTGATCAACCATTAACTTGCCCAGACAATGTCCATAGAAGAAGTATTGCGATGTACTACTTGACAGACCCTCCTGTTGAGGTTGATTCAAGACAACGTGCTTTGTACGCAGCTTCTGGTTCACAAAAGAACGACCCAAGTGTTTTAAAGTTTATTAAAGAAAGATCAAGATTATAATGAGTTGCTCTGATAAGATTATTGAACTTCTTGATAAATTAGAGATCAATGGGCACGATAAGCCAGGCGGTACAGATAAGAATACTAACCATTCTTATGTTGATGTTTACGGTGAAACTCTTTCAAAGTATGTAACAAAGTCAGGTTCTCTTTTGGAGATTGGTGTTCAGTATGGGGGATCATCTCTCCTGTGGCATGAACTGCTACCTAACTTTAAACTGTGTCTTGTTGATAACGAAGACAAGATGCATGACCACATCAAACAAAAACTTGATCCTAAAAGAATCAACTACTTGATCAGAGATGCATATGATCAGTACACAATGCGTGATGTTAAAAATCTGCATCCCAATGGATTTGATATTATTATCGATGATGGTCCCCATACTCTAAAGAGCCAAGGACAATGCATTGACTTGTATCTCGGTTTGTTGAAGACCGAAGGGTGTTTAATTATTGAGGATATTGCAAGCATTGAATATGCTCAAGAGTTGTATGAGCTTGTCCCTAAAGCAAAACATATTGAAGCTGAGATTATCGATCTTAGGAATATCAAAGGCAGGTTTGATGATATTGTTTTAGTTATTAGAAAACGTGAAGAGATTCCTGATAACAAAATTGCTGTGTTCTATCATGTGGGGCAATTTGGTGAGTGGAAGAGACTTTATCAAGAGCAAATTAATTCACTATGCGTTAGTGGTTTGTACAGTGCTTGTGACTTTGTTCACGTTGGTATTAATGGCGATGATGAACTTCCATCAACGTTACCAAAGATGAGAATTAAGTACAATCAAGATAAGATTCTTGAAGCTGATACGTTGAAAGCAATGTGGGAGTTTAGTAACGATAACCCTGATTATAGGGTAATGTACTTCCACACAAAAGGTGCTACTCAAGAAGGCTCTGTACACCGCTACAATGTCGATGCTTGGAGGCACTATCTTGAATACTTTATTATTCATGAGTGGGAAAGAAACTTAGGTTATCTTAAGAACTATGATTGCTCAGGAACTGAGTGGATCCATGAATCAGGTTTGGTTAACCAAGCAACTGGTGAGACGACTTGGCAAGATACAGGACACTATGCTGGCAACTACTGGTGGGCCAATGCTTCGTATGTAAGTAAGTTAGATCCTAATTATTTGTATGATCCACTTAATGGTTGGACAAGATGGAGAAGTGAACTCTGGGTTGGTACAGCCAATCCTAAACGTTTCAACTTCTACAACACAAATGACTTTTGCAAGTACACAATGAGGACGTATTCTCCTCATGAATATGTAATTAATGCTGATAATGATAGTGAAATTAAAATGGAGAACCGCCCTGTGATAAGCAATAAAAAAGCTAAGTTTGTAATGATGACGATGTTTAAGAATGAGGCTAAAACAATTGGCCGAATGTTAGAGTCGTGCTACAAGTACATCGACTACTATGTCATTCAAGATAATGGATCAACAGACGGTACACCTGAAGTTGTTGCAGAGTTCTTTAAAGACAAGAACATTCCTGGATACGTTTATAATGTAGAAGAGGGATGGATTGGTTTTGGATGGAATAGAGATCACCTGCTTCAGAAGGTTCGCAATACCGATCATGGTTGTGATTGGATCCTGAAAATGGATTGCGATGAAATCCTAGAAGTGGATGATGATTTTGATTGGAGTGTGTTTGATGACAAGAACCTCCACAGCTTCCACGTCCCAGCAATATCTGGGAGCACCGTATATCAAAGAGCATGGATTTGGAATGCTAAACTCCCATGGAGATTCAATCACGATACAGCACATGAAACAATCGTGTTGGATATCGAGGGAATGGGAGAGAACTTCAAAAAGTACAACCTTCCAAGATCGTACAGACAAGTTGGCTTTGATGATGGCGAGAGCTGGTCATCACCTACCAAGTATATCTCTGATGCATTGAAGCTAGAAGAGAAGATGATTAAAGACAATACAATGTTGACCGACTTGTATCACTTCTGGTATATTGGTAAGAGTTATTATGATGCTTATAAAGCCATTGGGTTGCCACTTGGTCAAAAGCACAATAACGAACTAGCTCGTAGATGTATTTTCTACTGTACAGAATTCCTTGATGTAACACACAACTATTCAAGTACAGGCAGAGCAGATAGAATGGATGAGATGGGTTACTATGCTATGATGATGATTGGTAACTCGTATCGCTATCTTGGTGACCATACAGCTGCGCTTGCCGCTCTTGGTGCTGCTGAAGACTTCTGTCCACAAAGGAACGAGCATTTGACTAACATTGCTGAGATCTATAATGACTTGCAAGACTACGATAATATGTTCTTTATCACTACTAAGATGACTAATTCAAATAGGAAGAATCCTTTCCCTGACTTGTCATTTATTATTGAATCACAATGTTATCCTGATACAGGAACGTACGTTCATGAGCTTCATCAGATTGCACAGTCACGTGCGACTAAAAGCAATCCTGAAATATACAACCCACAATTCAATTTAAAGGTAAATTCATAATGGACAAGAGGCTATTTGTTGTAGATAATTTTTATTCCAATCCTGATGACGTTAGAGCATTTGCGATGAATGTGGAGTATGAGCCGAGCTCTCAATGGTATAAGGGAAGAAGATCGAAAGAGCAATATAACTTTCCAGGTATTCAAGAGTCTTTTGAAGAGATCATGAATATGAAACTAAAGCCTTTGAATGAGCATGGGATGTGTGGAAGGTTTCAGTTCCTGACTGCTGAGGATCCTATTGTTTATCATTACGACACTCAACAGTGGGCAGCTATGATTTACTTGACTCCAGATGCTCCAGCTGGAAGTGGGACATCTTTGTACAAATCAAAAAGTACTGGTGCAAGAAGATTAGAAGATCGGGGAATCAACGAAAGTTTTCCTACAGGACATTATGATTCCTCACAATTTGAGTTGATCGATAGTATTGGTAACATCTATAATAGAGTTTGTATTATGGACGCTAGATGTATTCATTCAGCTTCAATGTACTTCGGAAACAACGATACCAATTCCAGATTAACCCACCTATTCTTTTTTGACCATGCATAATTACAAATTCAGTTTAATCACACCAGAACATAGCGTTAAGAACATTCCGTTCTTGCTTGAGCTATACGACAGTATTAAAAATCAAACTTATGAATACTGGGAATGGGTTTTATATTTAAACAATGGTTTCAAGAAAACCGATTTGCCTTCAGATATTGTAGCAAATCCAAAGGTAGTTATTATTGAGGGTGAGGATAACCCTAACATTGGATACTTAAAGAACAAAGCATTCCATGCTGGTACAGGTGACATCTTGGTTGAGGTAGATCATGATGATGAGTTAGTGAATGTTTGTTTGGAAAGGTTGAACGAAGCTTTCCAAGATGATTCTATTGGTTTCTGCTACAGTGACAATGCCGTCAACCACATGGAAGACAAGTTCATTCCATACAACGAGGCATATGGATGGAAGCATAGAATGTTCCAGTGGAAAGATAAGTTGTTGTTTGCAATGAACAGCTTCGAGCCTTCAAGTCATAGTCTTGGTTACATTTGGTACGCACCCGACCACGTGAGAGCTTGGCGTAAAGATGTGTATGTTGGTATTGGTGGTCACAACCCAGAACTTTCTATCTGTGATGACCACGAGTTGTGTATCCGTACATATCTTGCGACTAAAATGCATCGTATCCCTGAAGTGTTATACATCTACCGAATCACTGGTGATAATACTTGGTTGGAGCGTAACGTTGCTATTCAGAATACTACGATCCAGTTGTTTGCTCAGAATGCACAAGCGTTGGCTGAGAAGGATGCGAGAGATAAAGGCTTGCTACTTGTTGATATTGGTGGTGGCTTGAATCCTCGTCCAGGTTACATGACAATCGATCAAGAAGGTGCAGACATCTCTTGTGATTTGAATGAAGGTATTCCTTTGCCTGATAACAGTGTTGGTGTAATCAATGCTAGCCACGTTATTGAACATCTAAGAGATAAGACTAAAACAATGAGTGAGATCCACCGAGTTCTTGCTCACGGTGGATGGGCTTTCATTGAAGTTCCAAGTACTGATGGTCGTGGTGCTTTCCAAGATCCGACTCACGTTAGTTATTGGAATGAGAACAGCTTCTTGTATTACACGAATTCATACCTTGCTAATTTTATTAGGAACAAGGATATTAAATTCCAAGAATACAGAAGAGAAACTTGGTTTCCCAACGATTGGTTAAGAAATTTAAACGTATGTGTAACTACTGCTTGGCTTGTAGCTAACAAAGAAGGCGGCGAACGTCTTCCCCATACCAAAAATATCTAACAAATAAAAATCTCCTAAATACCAAAAGTATAAGGAGATTTTTATGGCTGTACCTACAAGCAGAGCAACCTTCAAAGAATATTGCTTGCGCAAGCTTGGTAAACCAGTAATTGAGATCAACGTCGATGATGATCAGATAGATGATAGAATTGATGAGTGTATCAGATACTACTGGGATTACCACTTTGATGGAACTGAGAAGACTTATTATAAACAAGCAGTAACCGATCAAATTAAGTCCGATAAGTATATTACATTGCCCGAAAACATTATCGGAGCAATTCGTATATTCCAAATTGGGGATCCATCATTAAGAGCAAGTGATATGTTTAATATCAGGTATCAGATTGCTCTTAATGATTTGTATCAACTAACCACAGTCTCGTTGCTGCCATATTATATGGCCATGCAACACTTAGGAACTATCACTGAGCTTTTAGTTGGCCAGCAGCCAATCAGATACAATAGACATACCAACAAGATGTATGTTGACATGGACTGGACCAAGATAGATGTTGGCCAGTTTCTATTGATTGAAGCGTATGAGGTGATCGACCCAGACACATACACCAATGCATGGGGTGATCGTTGGTTGCAGGAATACACCACTCAAAAGATTAAGTATCAATGGGGATCTAACTTAACTAAGTTTACCGGTCTACAACTTCCTGGTGGTGTTCAGTTCAATGGTGAAAAGATTCTGGATGATGCTGAAAAAGCTATTGAGAAACTTGAACAAGAAATGCTTTCCAGTTACTCATTGCCTGTTTCAGATATGATTGGGTGATGTAATTGGCAACTAATTTCTTCTTCAACAACTTCCAATCTTCGCAAGAGCAAATGCTCATTGAGGATTTGGTAATTGAATCAATTAAGATTTATGGTCTTGACTGTTGGTATATTCCTAAAAGAATAGTCAAAAAAGATAACATCTATGGTGAAGATTCTCTTTCAGAATATAACACATCATACATGGTAGAGATGTATGTTAAAAATGTTGAAGGATTTGCTGGCGAGGGTGATTTCCTTTCCAAGTTCAATGTTGAAATTAGAGATCAAATGACTCTAACTATTGCTAGAAGAACCTTTGAGGATGAAGTTCAGCGATATGAGTCTATCAATTATATCAGGCCACGTGAAGGTGATTTAATCTTCATGCCTTTGAATAACAAAGTGTTCCAAATAAAGTTTGTTGAACATGAACCTGTCTTTTATCAGATGGGTGCATTACAGATGTATGATTTGAAGTGTGAGTTGTTTGAATATAGCAATGAAGTTTTTGATACTGGCTTTGAAGCTATTGATGATCTACAGAATGAATACTCTGATGCAATGAATACTTTTGCTATTCTATCTGAAAGTGGATTAGAGCTTACAATGGAAGATGGTTTCTCTTTGGTCAGAGAAGAATTTGATTTGGAAGTACAGGATGTACTTTCTGATAACTTTGATGTTCAAACTGAATCTGACGACTTCTTAGACTTTTCCGAAGCAGATCCTTTCAGTGAAGGGGGAAGATTCTGATCTTTTCTTTGCTGCCAAATAACCTTCATTCTTTGTGAATGTATTTTTTTTAGCTCAGGATCCTGCCATCTTTGTTTAGCAGCTCTCTTATAGTTGGTAGTATCATTGGGTTTTTTGGAGTTCATAAGTCCTTGATCCCACATTTGTTTTGATCTTAAACTTAGAGCTGCTTTCTTTTTACTTGCTGCCTCTTGACCTATGATCTGCTCCCATTGTTTTCCTTTTGTGTAAGCAGCACCAAGGAGACTGTTATTAATCCTAGCTTTGTTGGCCTTTTCACTATCAGAACATATGGCCTTATTATCTGTCTTGTTGATCCAATTATTTTTTTTAACAACCTTCATTCTTCTTAAGACTTTGTGCTCCCAGATAATAGCCTGCTCTTTAGTGTTGAATACACGTCTTACTTCCTTAATATCAGGAAGACCAAGTTTTACAATATAATCTTTTACAAAATTGGAAGATGTAAAATATGTTTGTAATAGATCGTCCGGTTTACTGTTCTTTGAGTATCTGACCCCATAATACCATAAGTTATGAGCGCTCCATCCGATTAGATAAGTATAATACATGCTACCTCCATAACTAATATATAGGAGAAATAAAATTTTAGGCCACACTTTCTATCACAATACAATACGTAGATATGTAATATTGTTCGGAACTCTGTTTAATGATATTCACATTAACCGCGAAGATACATCTAATGGTGTAACAAGAACAATAAAAGTTCCCATTTCATATGGTCCAAAAGAGAAGATGTTGGCCAGGCTTGATGCTGATCCTAGTTTAAATAGGCCAGCCATTGTTCTTCCAAGGATGAGTTTTGAGTTAACTGATCTCAATTATGGACCAACAAGAAAATTAAATACAATTGGAAAGATTGTTGGTGTTAATACTAATGATCAAACCAAATATCAATACACCCCAGTACCATACGATTTTAATTTTATATTGTCTATTGCAGTCAAGAATGCTGATGACGGTACAAGAATCCTAGAACAAATTTTACCCTTCTTTACTCCCAGTTGGAATTCAACAGTAGATTTAATTCCTGAACTTGGAATCAAATTGGATATACCGATCATCCTCAATGCTGTCTCTTCTGAAGATTCCTACGAAGGTAACTTTGAAGAGAGAAGGTCTATTGTTTGGACTTTAAGTTTCACGATGAAGGGTTATATTTTTGGACCTACAAGACCATCTAGTAGTAGTGGACTGAGTGCTGGTCTAATCAAACTTGCAAATATTAACTTCTACGATACATCTACATACACTAATGTAGCTGATGCTGTTGGAAATTTAGACGTTGTAGAAAGCGTTACTATTGCACCAGGAATGTTAGCAAATGGTTCACCAACATCTAATTCTGCTTTGTCAGTAAGTTCGGATCAAATAAATGCAAACGATAATTATGGATACATCATCACAAAATCATGATGTTATTGCAAACAGCTTAGATCTTCAACCAATTGAGGATAGTAAGAAAGCTGAGCGTGATAACATTGTAGATGATTATGAATACGCAAGAGGCAACATGATTGCCGTTATAGAAAAGGGTCAGGAAGCGCTCAGTGGCATTCTCGACGTTGCTGGGATGAGTCAGCACCCAAGAAGCTATGAAGTCGTTGCAACGCTGGTTAAAGCGGTTGCTGATGCTAATAAAGACTTGCTTGAGCTTGCCAAAAAAAGAAAAGATCTTGAGAAGGTAGATAATGGTGGTCCACAAACTGTAAACAACAATCTATATCTTGGGTCGACTGCTGATCTATTGAAGTTGTTAAAGGACAATAAGTGAGTGATGGTTATCTTGGTAATAAGAACCTCAAGAAGTCAGATGTAAAGATTGACTTTACTCCTGAGCAAGTCAGAGAGTATATTAAGTGCGCAAAAGATCCAATCCACTTCATTAAGACGTACGTTAAGATTATTAACGTTGATCAGGGTTTAATTCCTTTTAGGATGTGGGAGTTCCAGGAGGATATGGTCCTCACTGCAGTTCAAGAACGTTTCGTTGTTGCCAAGATGCCTCGTCAGGTCGGTAAGACAACAACAGTTGCTTCTATGATCTTGTGGCAGATCTTGTTCAATGAAAATTACAATGTTGCTATCTTAGCTAACAAAGAAAGACAAGCTCGCGAGATCTTGTCTCGTATCCAGTTAGCTTACGAACATTTACCTAGATGGATGCAGCAAGGTATTGTAGAGTGGAATAAAGGTAACTTAGAATTGGAGAACGGCTCTAAGGTTCTAGCCAGCTCAACAACTTCAAGTGCAATTCGCGGTGGATCATTTAACTTGGTTTACCTTGATGAGTTTGCATTCGTTCCAACAAACATCCAAGAAGAGTTCTTTGCTTCTGTCTATCCTACTATCTCATCTGGTAAAACTACCAAGGTATTGATCACATCTACACCCAACGGACTTAATATGTTCTATAAGTTGTGGGTGGACAGTGAAGAGAATAGAAACTCTTATAAGAGAGTAGATGTACACTGGAGTGATATTCCAGGTCGCGATGAAGAGTGGAAAGCTGAAACCATTAAGAATACTTCTGAAGAACAGTTCCGTCAGGAGTTTGAATGTGAGTTCTTAGGATCTTCCAACACATTGATATCACCTAACGTACTAAGAAGAATGGTATTCCGGACTCCGATTGATTCTTCTGAAGAGGGCTTAAAGATCTATTCTGCTCCTATCCAAGATAGACTTTACACATTAGTTGCTGATACGTCAAGAGCCAAAGGTCTAGACTATAGTGCTTTTGCTGTGATGGATATTTCCGAGGTTCCATATAAGACGGTTGCAACTTTCAGAAACAATACAGTATCGTCTTTATTATATCCAACTGTTATTGAGCAGACAGCAAAACATTACAATAGAGCTTTGGTCTTAGTTGAGACTAATGATGTTGGCCAACAAGTTGCAGATATCCTATATCATGAGCTTGAGTATGACAATATCATCTACACATCAAGTGATGGTGCAGGACAGTATATTTCCACTGGTCACGGAAGAACTCAATCGATAGGTGTCAAGACATCCAAGCAAGTAAAGAGAATCGGTTGTAGTGTTCTTAAAACTCTGATAGAGAACAATAAGCTAATCATTGAAGATTATAATACTATCAATGAGTTGTCAAGGTTTGCGTTGAAGGGTTCCTCATATGAGGCAGAGGACGGTAATGATGACTTGGTAATGTGTCATGTGTTGTTTGCTTGGATGAGTACTCAAGATTACTTCAAGGAAGTGACAAGTGGGGACATCCGGCTAAATCTATATAATGAACAGCAAAAAATGTTAGAAGAAAGCATGCTGCCGTTTGGCTTGATTGATGATAGAAGAGATCCCATTCAAGAAATACAAGTTATGGAACTAGAGCATGTGTCATTCAATGACTGGATGAGAAGCTAGAAAACCGCAATTTATAAATACTTCTAACCGTTCTTGTATAAATAAAAATTCTTTTTGAGGGAGATGAACATGCCTTTTCAAGTTAGTCCAGGCGTAAATGTTTCAGAAATTGACCTAACCACGGTTGTCCCTGCTGTTTCTTCTACTGAAGGCGCCCTTGCTGGTGTGTTCCGTTGGGGTCCAGTGGGTGAAAGAGTCTTAGTTGACTCTGAGTCTAATCTAGTAAATAGATTCGGCAAACCAACAAATCATAATGCTGAAACGTTTTTTACCGCCGCCAATTTCTTATCTTACGGTAATAAGTTATATGTAGTTAGAGCAGCCAACACCACAGCTTCTGCTGACGGTGCTAGTGTTGTTTTATCTGCCGTTGCTAATACCGCCGCTGTAACCAACACACAAGTCCAAGCTGCTACAGTTAAAAATGCAGACAGCTACGACGCTTTGACCTTTAGTAGCGACATCAAGTATGTTGCTAAGTGTCCTGGTCTGATTGGTAACTCTTTGAAGATCTCTGTTTGCGATACTGCAGATGCGTTTTCTTTAACAGCCAATCTTAACGGTGGTAACGCTAACGTTGCTGCTGGTGTACTGATCACGGAGGTTGGTAATACAATTATTCGTTTTTCACTAGCTAACTCTGCTACAGGTACTTTTGCTGAAGCTAATACACAAGCTAATACAGTCTTGTCAACACTATCTGTTGGTGACTATGTAAAGGTTGGTAACTCAAGTATTGGTGAACAATACATGAAGATTAGTGCTTTGGACTCTGTTCCTCAGTCAAATGCTACACACCGTTTTGTTGATATTACAACTGAGTCTAAGTATCAGCTGTCCACTGCATTCACTTCCAACACAATTACTCGTAATTGGGAATTCTATAATGCTGTTGATGGTGCTCCTGGCACTTCTCAATACCAAACTAGTTTTGGTAACACAGCTGCTTCCGATGAGTTGCATGTTGTAGTAACTGACCAAGATGGTTTATTTACTGGTGTTCCTGGAACAATTCTTGAGGTGTTTGAGGGTGTTTCAAGATCCACAGATGCTAAGACTGAAGATGGTTCTACAAACTATTACAAGACAGTAATCAATGATGGTTCTTCTTATGTGTGGTGGGCCAATGACAGAGCTGGTGCAGCCTCTGCTACTGCCTCTGCACTTATCAACTCTACAAACACAAAACCTCTATCAGTTTCCTTCCAAGGTGCTAAAGACGGTGAAGTAGAAGGTACAGTTGGTATTGGAACTCTTTTGGCTGGATATGACTTGTTCGCATCTGCTGAGAGTGTAGACATCTCCCTAGTATTGACTGGTAAGTCATATGGTGGAACAAACGGTGAACAGCTTGCTAACTATCTGATTGACAATATTGCTGAAGTCCGCAAGGATTGCGTTGTATTTGCTTCACCAGAAAAGGGTGACGTTGTTAATAACGCTGGTTCTGAGTCTGATGCTGTCATCGCATTCCGCAACAGCATGAGAAGTACTTCTTACGCAGTGTTGGATTCTGGTTACAAATATCAATACGACAAGTACAATGATATCTATCGTTACGTTCCATTGAACGGTGATGTTGCTGGTCTATGTGTCCGCACTGATGACCAAAGAGATCCTTGGTTCTCACCTGCTGGTTTCAACCGCGGTCAGATCAAGAACATTGTTAAACTTGCTTACAACCCAGCAAAAGCATATCGCGATCAATTGTACAAGGCTGGTGTTAACCCAGTTGTTACATTCCCAGGTCAAGGTACTATTCTGTTTGGTGATAAGACCCTGTTGTCTAAGCCAAGTGCTTTCGATAGAATCAACGTACGTAGATTGTTTATTGTTTTGGAAAAAGCAATTGCAACTGCTGCTAAGTTCACACTGTTTGAGTTCAACGATGATTTCACAAGAGCTCAATTCCGTAACTTAGTCGAACCATTCTTGCGTGACGTCCAAGGTCGTCGTGGCATTTATGATTTCAAGGTTGTTTGTGATACATCAAACAACACTGGTGAAGTTATTGATAGAAATGAGTTTGTTGGAGATATCTACATCAAGCCAGCTAAGTCTATTAACTACATCCAGTTGAATTTCGTTGCCGTTAGAACTGGCGTTGAGTTCTCTGAAGTTGTCGGTCAATTTTAATCGATAAATATAAAAGAGGAGAACAAACATGGCTTTTAATGTCAATGAAATCAGAAGTCAGTTAACCCTTGGAGGAGCGAGAGCTTCTCTCTTCCAAGTTCAGTTTACTAACCCTGCCAACAGTATTGCAGATTTGAAATTACCTTTCATGGTCAAGGCAGCACAGATTCCTTCATCTACTTTGGGTGTTATCGAAGTTCCTTACTTCGGCCGTAAAGTTAGACTTGCTGGTGATCGTGTGTTTGCTGACTGGACAGTTACCGTTATTAATGACGAAGACTTCCTAATCAGAAATGCAGTGGAGCAATGGTCTAACGAAATCAACTCCCTTCAAGGCAACTTGAGAGGTTTTGGAGCAGCTAGCCCACTACTATATAAATCAACTGCTGAAGTAACCCAGTTCTCAAAGACTGGTGCACCTCTCAGAGTTTATAAGTTTAATGGAATCTTTCCTTCAGAGATCTCTCCTATTGAGATGTCATGGGAAACAACTGATGCGATTGAAGAATTCACTGTAACATTCCAATATGACTATTGGGAAGTTAGTGGAGGCATCACCGGCAACGCTGGTGGCGCTTAATATATAAGGTAGAGGGGTCGTATGACCCTTCTCCCACTATGGAGTAAAAATGGCAGAACTATTTGGGTTTGAGATCCGTAAAAAAGGTCAAACAACTAAACAAGAAGATGAAAACTTACAAACGTTCGCACCAAAGCAAGAAGATGATGGTGCTCTCGTTGTTGCTTCTGGTGGAGCTTACGGAACTTATGTTGACCTAGAAGGTGCAGCAAGAACCGAAGCGGAGTTGGTTACCAAATACAGAGACATGCTACAACATCCTGAAGTGGATGCTGCTGTCGATGATATTGTTAATGAAGCGATTGTGATTGAGAAGGGCACCAAGCCTGTTGAAATTGATCTAGGTGAAGTTAAACTTTCAGCTAACATCAAGAAGATGATTACTGAAGAGTTTAACACTGTTTTAGATTTACTCAAATTTAATACACAGAGTTATGACTTATTCAAGTTGTGGTACGTAGACGGTAGAATCTACTTCCATGCTGTTATTGATGAATCGGATCCCAGAGCAGGGATTAAAGAATTAAGAAACATTGACCCACGTAAGATGCGTAAGGTCAGAGAAGTTAAAAAGAAAAAAGATCAGAATTCAAAAGCTGATATTACAAAAACACAGAACGAATACTTTATCTACAATGATAAAGGATTCGCAGCACTGAATAACTCTTTATCCCAAACAGCTGGTGCTACTGGTTTGAAGATTGCTAAAGATTCAATTATCCATTGCACATCAGGTTTGATGGATACCAACTCTACACTTGTCCTTTCATATTTGCACAAAGCAATCAAACCTCTTAATCAATTAAGAGCTTTGGAAGATGCTGTTGTGATCTATAGAATTTCAAGAGCTCCAGAACGTAGAATCTTTTACATTGATGTTGGTAACCTTCCAAAGATGAAGGCAGAGCAATATCTTCGTGATATGATGGTTCGTCATAAGAACAAGCTGGTATATGATTCAGCTACTGGTGAGATCAGAGATGATCGTAAGTTTATGACGATGCTAGAAGATTACTGGTTACCTCGTAGAGAGGGTAACAGAGGAACAGAGATCACCACACTTCCTGCTGGTCAGAACCTAGGTGAGATGGCAGATGTGGAATACTTTCAAAAGAAACTGTACAGATCTTTGATTGTTCCTGAGACTAGGCTAAGTGATGAAAACAATTTTAACCTTGGCAACAATGGTGAGATCTCAAGAGACGAGATTAAGTTTTCTAAGTTTGTTGATCGTTTAAGAACAAGATTCAATCAGTTGTTCATCAAGGCTTTAGAGAAGCAATGTATCCTCAAAGGGATCATAACCACAGATGAATGGAAAGAAATATCAAATGCTATTACTTTTCAATACGCTAGAGACAACTACTTCGCTGAACAAAAGAATAATACTATTTTGCAGGGCAGAGCAACATTGCTGATGCAAATGCAACCATCGATTGGTAAGTACTATTCCCATACATGGATTAGAGAAAATATTCTCATGCAAACTGAAGAGGATATTGCAGAGATGGATGAGCAGATTGCTGAAGAGCAATCAGTGGAGCAGTTCAAATCAGCTGATGAACAAGCTGGGGGACCTCCAGGTGGTGGTACACCTTTTGGAGGAAACTCCAATGAACAACCCCCCAGTGAACAAACTTGATAAATAATTGGAGATTAATATGCCTGACTATTCTGTAGATATGATAAATTTTGTAGTAGATCAAAAACCTAATGAGTTTGTTAACTCATTCAATGCTCAAATGCAGCAGAAGGTGACTGATATTATTACTGGCTATAAAGCAGAGTTAGCTAAAGGTTATTTGGCTCCTAAAGAGCCTGAAGAAGAACAACAAGAAACCGAGGTAACATCAGATGAAGACTCTGAAGCAAATACTTGAAGTATACGGACCTGATACGAAGGATGGTAAAGCATTCGTTCAGAAGCATGCTGTCGTAAAGACAACTGATGCTAACAAAAACGGTGATGATGTATTCCAGGCTACTAATGTAAAAAAAGTAGATCGCAAAAAGGAACGTCATGGATACGAGCCAACAGAAGACGAAAAAGTTTATGAAGCTGTAATGATGTTTGCTGATTTCATCCAAGAAGGTGAGAAGGCTGATCAAGAAGTTTCAGCAGACTATAAAGAAATTATTTTGTCTAATGGCAAATTAATGAAGGTTCCAGCTAAGAGAGCTGAAGTCAAAAAAGAAGAGACTGAAATTACAGAGATGGAAAAGTCAATGGCTTATGCTATTGGTACTAAGTCTGCAATGAAGACTACTGGCGACAAACCACCTCTTGAAAAGTCTACTATTACTAAAGCACATAAGATTGCTAAGTCTATCTTGAAGAAAGAAGACTACAATGCTGAAGATTTTAAATCATTCATCAAAGAACATACAGAACAAATGACTGATGAAGAACTTGATTTGATCGAACAGATTTACAATGATCTTGACGAAGAAGAAGCACAAACGTTTGTTTCAGTTGTTGAAGCAGGTGAGCTTGATTCTTTCTTAGAAGAACTCAACAAGGCATTGGAAGAATAATGGCAGAAATCCTCAAACTAACTGGTGCAGAAATTACTTTGAATGCCACTGCAAACTTAGTGTCTTCAGCAACAGCAATTAAAGTAACAAACGCAAATACAACTACAGCTTCATTATTGACTATAGTTCCTTCTTCTGGTTCTAATACCACCACAACAATATTAGCTTCGTCAACATTATTGTTGCAAAAAGCACCAGAGGCAAAGATTGCTTCTTCTTTAACTAGTTTGGTAACTGCAACTCCAATTGCTTTCACCTAAGGACTAACATGAAGTTAATTACAGAACTAAACGAAGATGTAAAATGCATCGTTGAAGAAAAAGAAGGCCAGAAGAAATTCTTCATTACTGGTCCTTTCATTCAGACAGAACAGCAAAATAGAAACGGCCGCATCTACGGCCGTGGTATCATGGAGAAGGAAGTTAAGCGTTATAACGAGCAGTACGTTAGTACTAACCGTGCGCTTGGTGAGTTGGGTCATCCCGACGGTCCTTCTATTAACCTTGATAGAGTCTCACATAAGATTGTTAGCTTAACTCAAGAAGGCAACGATTTTATTGGTAAGGCAGAAATTCTTGGAACACCAATGGGCGTGATTGCAAGAAACCTGTTGGAGAGTGGTGTTCGTCTTGGTGTCTCTACTCGAGGCATGGGTTCTGTGTCTCAGAAGAATGGTGTTACTTACGTTCAGGATGACTTCCATTTGGCAACTGCTGCTGACATTGTTGCAGATCCCTCCGCTCCCGATGCTTTCGTGCAAGGTATCATGGAAGGTGTTGAGTGGGTGTGGGATAACGGTATCCTTAAACAGCAACAAATTGAGAGATATAAGGAAGTGGTAGATAGCAGAATCAGTAAAAAAGATTACGAAGAAACCGCTATCAAAGTTTTTGAACACTTCCTCGGTTCTATAAGAAATAAATAATATTATAAATAAATTAAATAGTTTAAGGAGAAACTAAATGGCTAAAGGAAAATCATTCGGAGACATTGTTAAATCAGTGCTATCTGAACAGACAATCGAAGAGAAAGTTGAAGTGGGCGGTGGCGCTACTGGTACAGCACATGGTGTTGATCCTGATGGCGGACAAGCTCCTGCTCGTAAAGGTGACAAGCGTAATAGCGAGTCAGCTAGCAAGGGTCAGAACCCTGATGGCACACCTATCGAAGATACAAGCACAGAAAACAATGCTAAGCCTACAGGTGATGCATCTGGTGCTAATAAAGCTTCGATCAAGGCTAAGCCTAGCGCAGCTTCTGGTTCAATGAAAGAACACATCGATGCTATTTTCAATAACGAAGATCTTTCAGAAGATTTCCGCACGAAAGCATCTACAATTTTCGAAGCTGCTGTACAAGCACAGCTTCAAGAAGAGAAGACTAAGTTGGAAGAAGAGTTTGCTACTTCATTGGCTAAAGCCAAAGAAGAGTTGCAGGCTGACTTAGTTGAAAAACTAGACCAGTATACTACGTATGCTGCAGAACAGTGGATGGAAGAGAATCGCGTTGCGATCGAATCGTCACTGAAGTCTGAGATCACAGAAGATTTTATCAATGGACTCAAAGGTTTGTTCACAGAACATTACATCGAGATTCCAGAAGATAAGGTGGACGTGTTAGGCCAGATGGCAGAGAAAGTCCAAGAACTCGAAGAGAAGCTCAATAGAGCTATCAACGAGAACATGGAACTCAAAGGCCAAGTGGACGAAAGCGTTCGTGAAAGAATCCTTGCAGATGTATCGGAAGGCCTTGCTGCGACTCAAGTAGAGAAGCTAGCAGCTTTAGCCGAAGGTGTCGACTTTGACAATTCTGATAACTTTAGAAAGAAATTGGAACTTGTTAAAGAGAACTACTTCCCTTCAACGACTTCGTCCAAGAAATTGAATGAAGAAGCAGAAGATGAAGCTCTAGCATTGAACGAGGAAACTACGGCAAGTCCTAAGACAGGGGATAAAGCAGTTAATGCATACGTCTCAGCGTTGTCTAGAACTCTTAAGAAATAAGATTTATAAATAAATCAACTTAACCTGAAATTTTAAAGGGGAAAACTAAAATGTACGTAACTGAAGAACTACAATCTAAGTGGGGCCCAGTTCTTGATCACGAAGACTTACCTTCGATCAAGGACACCCACAAGCGTAATGTGACTGCTACCATTCTCGAGAACACTGAACGTGCTCTTCGCGAATCTGGCGCACAAGGCGGATTCTTGACTGAGTCACCTATCAACGCTGTAACAAACGTTGCCAACTTCGATCCAGTTTTGATTAGCTTGGTTCGTCGTGCAATGCCTAACCTTGTCGCTTATGACATCTGCGGCGTTCAGCCAATGACTGGCCCTACAGGCTTGATCTTTGCTATGCGCAGCAAGTATGCTAACAGCACTGCTGTTGGTACAGAAAACTTCTACAACGAAGTTAACACTGCTTTCACTACCGTTAGAGGTGGTGGGGCTCAGTTGGGTAATGCTCACACTGGTACTGCAGTTGGTGGTGCTTCCAGCAACACTTTGAACTTGCCAGCTAACGGATACAACTTCGCTGAAGGTATGTCCACAGCTACTGCTGAAGCCTTGGGTGACAGCGGCGGTAATGCATTCCCAGAAATGGCATTCACAATCGACAAAGTAACCGTTACTGCAAAGTCACGTGCTTTGAAGGCTGAGTACACAATGGAACTTGCACAAGACTTGAAAGCAATTCACGGTCTTGACGCTGAAACAGAATTGTCAAACATCTTGACTACAGAGATCTTGGCTGAGATCAACCGCGAAGTTATTCGTACAGTTAACGTTACTGCCGTTCGCGGTGCTAACACTGGCACGACAACTGCTGGCGTGTTTGACCTTGACACTGACTCTAATGGTCGTTGGATGGTTGAGAAGTTCAAAGGCTTGATGTTCCAAATCGAACGTGAAGCTAACCAAATTGCCAAAGACACACGTCGCGGTAAAGGTAACATCCTCATCTGCTCTTCAGACGTAGCGTCTGCATTGCAAATGGCTGGTGTGTTGGATTACGCTCCTGCTTTGAACAGCAACAACTTGCAAGTGGATGACACTGGCAATACATTTGCTGGCGTGTTGAACGGTCGTATGCGTGTTTACATCGATCCGTATGTCACCAACAACTACATGACAATTGGTTACAAAGGTTCTAATCCTTTCGACGCCGGTCTATTCTACTGCCCATACGTTCCATTGCAAATGGTTCGCGCAGTTGACCAAGCTAACTTCCAACCAAAAATTGGATTTAAGACTCGTTACGGAATGGCTCCTAACCCATTCGCTAAGGGTATCACAGCAGCTAATGCAAGTGCTCTTATTGAAGTTGACTCTAACGTCTACTATCGTAGAGTTATTGTTTCCAACATATTGTAAACCGTACAATAATAATAAAGAACGGTATTAAAAAGGAGCTTCGGCTCCTTTTTTTTCGTCTGTATAAATACATTCATGAGTGTACTAGACAACCAACCAGCTAATAAGAATTTTCTTTCTCCACTTGGATTCAAGTTTCAGATTAAGAAAACTCCTCACCTGAACTACTTTGTTCAGTCTGTCAACCTGCCAGCAGTTTCCATCGGTACTGTTGAGGTGGGTACTCCGTTCACCAGGATTCCATTTCCAGGTGACAAGTTAACCTTTGGTCAGCTTGACGTTACGTTCAAGGTAGATGAAGATATGGAGAACTATACTGAGATCTTCAACTGGATGATTGCAATGGGTCACCCAGATAGTCTAACAGACAGTGCAACAATATACTCCGCTCCTGCTATGTCTGGTAATGGTGTTTATTCAGACTTATCTTTGGCAATACTTACAAATGGAATGCGTGGTAACAAGATGTTTAACTTCTCTGACGCATTTCCAATCAACCTTTCAGACATTACTTTCGATTCAACGTTATCAGATGTCGAGTATGTCACTGCAACTGCTACGTTTGCTTATAGAAGATTTACACTAGCCTCGTTGTAATTTAAACAATAATGTTGTATACTCCCTGCAATTGCGAGGGAATTATGAAGCTAGAAGATATTGAAACGAATTGGGGCCAGGATAGTAAGATCAATTCTGCTGATCTTGCAACCGAGAGCCTGCGCATTCCAGAACTGCATCACAAGTACTTTAAGATCTTTACACAAGAGCGTTTGCTTTTGAAAAAGTTTGAACAGGAGTATAAGCAGATGTACAAATTAAAGTATGAATATTTTATGGGTATTTTGGATGAGGGTGAACTAAAATCTAATGGTTGGGAACCTTTTGCATTGAAGGTTTTGAAGACTGATCTTTCCATCTACATGGAAGGTGACCAGGATCTTGGTAACATCACAAACAAAATAGAATTTCAAAAAGAGAAGATCGCTTTGCTCGAGTCAATCATTAAGACTGTTATTAATAGAGGCTTTTTGATTAAGAACGCAATTGATTGGAATAGATTTACTACTGGTTCATGAGTGAAGAAAATCTAGTCATCGAGAAAGTAGATGACGTCTATATGAAGGTTCATTGTGAACCAGGATTAGCATTTGAGCTGAGTGAGTACTTTACATTCTCTGTTCCTGGTGCAAAGCATATGCCCATGTTTAAAAATAAAATGTGGGATGGTAAGATCCGTTTGTATAATCCTATGTCACGTACGTTGTATGTTGGACTGAGACAATATGTGGAAGAGTTTGCAAGACAACGTGACTACACAGTCAGTTATACAGAGCCAAGAGACTTCGCAGACAATCAGATCTCGTTGATCGAAGCTCAGGAGTGGGTTGCAAGTGAGAAGTCTTTAACAATGCAGCCACGTGACTATCAATTGGAAGCGGTGATCCATGCACTAAGATCTAAACGTGCTCTAATGATATCTCCAACTGCATCTGGTAAGTCTTTTATGATTTACTTAATATGCAAATACCTCAAGAGAAGAGTGTTGGTTGTTGTTCCCACTACAACACTTGTGCATCAGATGACAAGTGACTTTGTTGAGTATGGTGCAAAGGAAGCTTGGATTCATAAAATATATGAAGGCCAGGAAAAAATTAACAACAAACCAATTACTATAACCACTTGGCAATCTATCTACAAGCAGCCAAAAGGTTGGTTTGAAAAGTTTGAAGTTGTCATTGGTGATGAGGCTCATGGTTTCAAATCAAAAAGCTTGACAGGAATTATGTCTAAGCTAACCAAGTGTGAGTATAAATTTGGTTTCACTGGTACACTTGACGGTACACAAACTCACAAGTTAGTTCTAGAGGGATTGTTTGGACCTGAGCGAATTGTTACAACAACATCAGAATTAATTGAACAAAAGCACTTAGCTGAATTCAGAATCAAGGCTATTGTTCTTAACCACACCGCTGAAGACAGAGACAAGGCAAAGAAGTATACCTATCCAGAAGAGATTGATTTTATTACTGGTAGTGAGAAGCGAAACAAGTTTCTAATGAACCTTGTGTTATCATTGAAAGGCAACACTCTGCTTTTGTTTAAGAATATTGATCATGGAATGACTTTACAAAACTATATCAGCACCAAAGCTAAGGACCGTAAAGTGTTCTATGTTGACGGTGATGTTAAAGGTGATATACGAAATGATTACCGTGCTCAGATCGAGACAGAAACAAATGCCATTATTGTTGCTTCATTGGGAACATTCAGCACAGGTATTAATATCCGCAACCTACATAATGTGGTGTTCGCTAGTCCGAGCAAGTCAAGAGTTAAAGTATTGCAGTCTATTGGTCGTGGATTGAGAAAGAGCTCAATCAAAACCAGTGCAGTTTTGTATGATGTAGCTGATGACCTTTCATATAAGTCCCATAGAAACTTCACATTACAGCATTTTGGTGAACGTATCAGGATGTATAATGAAGAGAAGTTTGAATATAAGATTTACAACGTTCAAATTTAGGAGCTATGATGATTAAAATTATCAAACTTATTAGTGGTGTTGAGGTAGCAGGTGAATTGACAAAAGAGGATGAGTACGGAATCGTTCTCAAATATCCTCTCCAACTCAATTACAAATACTATATGTCTTCATATCCCTCCGTCAACCTTTCCAAGTATATAATGTTTGCTGGTGAGGATGATATACATTTCCCATATACTACTATTATCAATATGGTTGATCCGAGATCAGCTTTCGAGGAATATTACATTAAAGCCGTCGCAGAGACAAAAAGTGAATTGGATATTATGATTGATAGACAACTATTAGATATGGTTGAATCTACCGTCGTTACTAAAGATGAAATGTTGGCAGCGCTATTGGAAGCTATGCCAACACCTGAGTTGGTTAATTAAGGATTTTATGGCTACACATTACGTTGATAATAAACATTTGTATCAAGTTATTATTGAACACAAAAAGAACATTAAGGAAGCGGCAGAACAAGGAAAAGATAAACCAACAATTCCTAACTATGTTGGTCATTGTATTCTTTTGATTGCTAAACGGTTATCTCTAAAACCAAACTTTGTGAACTATTCATATCGTGAAGAGATGATTAGTGATGGTATTGAGAACTGTATCAGCTACTTCGATAACTTTGATCCTGAAAAATCAACTAACCCTTTCGCATACTTTACACAGATTATCTACTTTGCTTTTCTCAGGAGAATACAAAGAGAGAAGAAGCAGTTATACATCAAGCACAAGTCTTTTGAGAACAGTATGTTGTTTGAAGGGTCTGCTGAAAACCACGAACTCGATGAGAACGACTTCTCACCAAACATTGCTGTCGGTAATGACAACATGCTTGACTTTATTAAAACATTCGAAGACAATCTCGACAAGAAGAAAATTAAACGTAAACAAGGTTTAGAAAAGTTTTTTGAAGAGGAACAGTAAATGTTAGTGGCCGTACTGGGCGACACCCACTTCGGTGCTCGTAATGATAGTGTGCACTTCTCAGTATTCTTTGAGAAGTTTTATAAAGAGATCTTTTTTCCATACATGGAACAACATAATATCAAACACGTCATCCAACTAGGAGATGTATTTGATAGAAGAAAGTATATTAACTTTCAGACTCTAAACCATTGTAAAGATTACTTCTTCAAGAAGCTAAACAATGAATACTCATCATGGCTGCTTGTTGGTAACCATGATGCCTACTATAAGAATACCAATGATGTAAATTCTTTGGATATGCTTCTAGGTGAATATAAGAATATTAATCTAATAACCAAACCAACTGAGATTGAGTTGGATCGAACAAGTGTGGTGTTGCTTCCTTGGATATGTGATGATAATATGAGCGATACGATGCAAACAGTTAACTCTACAAAAGCACAAGTTGCTTTTGGACACTTGGAGTTGACTGGTTTTGAAATGTACAAGGGACAGTTGATGGATCATGGTATGGATCCAAATCTGTTCAGCAAGTTTGACATGGTTGTCTCTGGTCACTACCACCACAAGTCTCATGCTAAGAATGTTACCTACACAGGGACACCATATGAGATGACATGGTCGGACTATGGTGACTTAAAAGGGTTCCATATCTTTAATACAGAAACGAGAGAGCTTGAATTCATTAGCAATCCGTTCAAGATGTTTCATAAGTTGCATTATGATGACTTGAACCAACCTGTAGGCTACATTAATGCTTGGGATCTTACAGAGATGGCTGGTGCTTATGTCAAAGTAATTGTAAGAAACAAGACAAACACTTTATGGTTTGATTCGTTGATTGATAGGCTGGAGAAATCTGGTGTGTCAGATGTTCAGGTTGTAGAAGATCACTTCCACTTGGATTTGGAGAGTGATGATGATATTGTTAGTCAAGCAGAGGACACTCTGACCATATTGCGTAAGTATGTTGACCAGATTGACTCTTCAGTTAACAAACCAAGATTAGAGAACTTATTGAGAACGCTTTACAGTGAGGCTTTGAGTATAGAGTGATAGAATTCAAAACTTTAAAATGGATGAATCTTTTAAGTACAGGAAATGCGTTTACAGAAGTTAGCTTGAACACCCACAAGTCGACTTTAATTGTAGGACAGAATGGAGCTGGTAAGAGTACTATTCTCGATGCATTGTCTTTTGTGCTTTATGGAAAGCCGTTCCGTAAAATTAATAAACCTCAATTAATCAATACAATCAATGGAAAGAATTGTGTTGTTGAAGTTGAGTTTGATGTTGGTAAGAAGAAGTACCGAGTAGTACGAGGTATCAAGCCAAACATATTTGAGATTTATCACAACGGTGAGATGATCAACCAATCAGCTGATGTGAAGGATTATCAGGAGTTGTTGGAGAAGACAATCCTCAAACTGAACCACAAGTCTTTCAATCAGATTGTGATCCTTGGTAGTGCATCGTTTGTTCCGTTCATGCAACTACCAGCTGCTCACCGTAGAGAGATCATTGAAGATCTTTTGGACATTCAGATCTTCTCTGTGATGAATAGTTTGCTAAAAGACAAAATTGCAGCCAATAGAACAACAATCACTGATAACAAATACAAGTTGGAAATGGTTATCGACAAGATTGATATCCATAAGAAGCATTTGGAAGCGCAGAAAGTTGACAACACTCAGCTGATTGCTGATAAACAATCTAAGATTATAAAGCTAACTAATGATGTTACCATAATTAAAAAGAACGTCGAAGCTTTTAATAAAGAGATTGAAGAGCTCCGCACAAAGCTGATTAACAAAGATAAGTTGTCAGCTAAGCAATCTAAACTGCAAACATTACAGAGACAGATTGGTGAGCGTGTAAAGAAAACAACAAAAGAGATTGACTTCTTTACTGATAATGATACTTGCCCTACTTGCAATCAAGATATCAGCCAAGAATTCAAAGATAACATGATTGGGGATAGAACGAATCAGCAAACCCAGCTTGTGGACGGTTTAAACAAGCTACAAGAGGAGCTCAGCATTGTAGTGGAGTCAATGCAGGAGTTTGCTGAGATAAACGATTCTATCGTGGAATTAAACAAGAATGTAGCGGTTAGTAACAATAACGCTAAGTTTTCAAATGAAGCAATCCAGGAATTGCAGATAGAAGTTACTGCTCTTCAAGAGAAGACAATGAACATTGAGAACAACTCAGCTGAGATCAAAACTCTTTTGGAAGACCAAAAGGCTTTAGGTTTGGCTAAGATTGAGCTTGAAGATGAGAAGAGTGTATATGACGTTGCTTCTGTTCTGTTGAAAGATAGTGGAATAAAGACTAAGATCATCAAACAGTACATTCCTGTGATCAATAAACTGATCAACAAGTATCTGGCTTCAATGGACCTCTTTGTCAACTTTGAGCTGGATGAGAATTTTGAAGAGAAAATTAAATCGAGGTTTAGAGATGAATTCAGTTACGCATCTTTCTCAGAAGGTGAAAAAGCAAGATTGGATCTTGCTCTTTTGTTCACTTGGAGATCAATTGCTAAGTTACGCAACAGCGCTAGTACCAATCTTCTTATTCTCGACGAAGTATTTGATGGATCTCTAGACAATACTGGCAACGACGAATTGCTTGGTATCCTTCAAGCATTGACTCAAGGTAATAATGTGTTTGTTATTAGTCACAAGACTGATGCATACTTGGATAAGTTTGAAAAGGTGTTGAAGTTTGAAAAGCATAAAAACTTCTCACGTATTGCGGAGGTATAATGATTTTAGAATTAGTAAGTAGTGATCATCCTTTGTTGAGAACAAAGTTAGAAAAGTGGGACTTTACCAATCCTCCTATGGATGCAAATGAGTTAGCTAATAACTTAATTGAGACCATGGTGGATAGAGAAGGACTAGGTTTGTCTGCAAATCAATGTGGACTTCCTTATAGAGTGTTTGTGATGTGGTCTAATCCAACTAAGGTTTGTATCAATCCGAGAATTGTTAATCATATTGGGGAAACAATTCCTTTCTCAGAGGGTTGCCTATCTTATCCAAACCTCTATGTAAAGATTAAAAGACCAATGGGTGTTCGGGTTCGATACCAGACACCAGATGGCGAGACACATACAGAGGACTTCAATGGTATGACAGCTCGTGTATTCCAACACGAGCTTGATCATTTAGATGGTATTGTGTATACTTCTAGAGCAAACAAAATTCATTTAGATAGAGCCATGAGAACAAAGAAGGCTCACGACCGTATTATTAAGAACACACCAAAACAAGTTGTACCAACAAGTATGGTTCAACGCATTATAGAAAAGGCAAATAAAGAAAATGGAAGTACAACCTAAAGATCCAAGTAAGAATCACTTTTATGCTAGTTTGATTAAGAGTGGTTTAAGAATTGCAGCTGCATTTATGTTGATGTCCGGTGACTTTGCTTCAGCGGGAGTGATGTTTATTATTGCGGAAGCGGTTGGTATTGTAGAGGAGCTTGTATAATGGCTAAGTTAAAAGTAGCGGAGTTGTTTTATAGTATCCAAGGGGAAGGTCGTTACATGGGAGTTCCTTCTGTGTTCCTTCGCACATTTGGATGCAACTTTAAATGTGAAGGCTTTGGAATGCCCAAAGGAGAAGTGAGTGATGAACGAAATGTTATCGCGCTTAAGGTGGATGGTATCGGAAGTTACAACAGCCTTCCACTTGTTAGTACTGGCTGTGACTCTTACGCTAGTTGGGATCCTCGCTTCAAGCATCTTAGTCCTGTTCTTAGTACTGATTCGATTTCCGATACAATTATGGATATGCTTCCGCACAAGAGGTGGGAAGACGAACATCTCGTGATCACTGGTGGTGAGCCTTTACTCGGTTGGCAACGTGCTTATCCAGAGTTGTTAGAGAATCCAAACATGCAAGCACTTGCAGAGTTGACATTTGAGACAAACGGTACACAGAAACTGGATCCAGCATTCTATGAATATATGCAAATGGAATGGGTAATGGAACGTGGTTATGATGCACTGACATTCTCTGTATCACCAAAGCTATCGGTATCTGGTGAGAAGTGGGATGAAGCAATCTGTCCTGATGTTGTAGCTGAATATAATAGTCTTGGTTACACATACTTAAAGTTTGTTGTTGCCTCACAGGATGATATCGATGAAGCTCAACAAGCAGTAGATGAATATCGCAAAGCTGGTTTCACTGGACCTGTATATGTCATGCCTGTTGGTGGTGTAGAATCAGTTTACAATATGAACAGCCGTAACGTGGCGGAGTTTGCTATTAAGAAGGGTTGGAGATACTCTGACAGGTTGCAAGTTCCATTGTTTAAGAATGAGTGGGGAACATAATGAGTGAAAGACGTAGTTTTTTAAAAGGGGCTGGTATCATTAGTGCTTTTGTTATTGGTGCTGCTTCTTATAAGCAAGTGAAAGAGATTGCTAATGAAAACAAAGACATTAGTCATCTTGCACCACCAAGTGGTGCAACCTCATTACAAATTAATGGATCGTATGGACCTCCACCCGAGCTCGAACCCAGTTACGCGCACGTTGGTATTGGATCAGGATTCACTTTTGTTCCAATTAATACAATAACAACTCATAAGGTTGCAATGACTGTTGGTAAGGATAACAGGCTTTGGATCCAAGTAGGCGACGAGTGGCGCCGAGTAGCATTAGAAGGATAATATGACACAACAACCAATTACATACAAGTATGTTTCCACAAAAGAGTACGTCGATGCCTTTCCAGTTGCATATCGTCAGTGGAAAGCAGATAGCCATTGTAACTTGATTCATGGTTACAGCTTCTCAATGAAGTTTCACTTTGGAACGAACGATCTTGATGTTCGTAACTGGGCAGCTGACTATGGTGGTCTCAAAGAGTTGAAAGAAGTCCTACAAGATCAGTTTGATCATACATTGCTTGTTGCAGAGAATGATCCTGAGCTTGAACTATACAAAGAGATGGAGCGTCGCAAGATTGCTAAGTTGACTATCCTTCCTAAGTTAGGTTGTGAAGGTCTTGCTGATCAATTGTACAAGTACGTTAATGCTGTTTACATTCCTGACTATTGGGGTCCATCAGAAGCTAATCGTCTATGGTGTTATCGTGTTGAGGTTCGTGAGACACAAGCCAACATGGCGTTCCGTGAAGGACATCGTGAGTGGAATGAGGATCTGTTTAATGTTTAAGCAGTTCAAGTGGGTACCTGATGGGACCTACGATTCAACTGAGTACCTTGTTCGATATGTGATTGTTGAAGGCAACGCTAAGACAGTCATTTCGAAAATGTGGGTTGATGAAGGTGGACATGCTACTCTTGGTAAAGAGTTGAGACAGCCTTGGGGAGCATTCCCAGACTTTCCACTAAGGCCACCAAAGAAAGTTGACTAAAGGTCTGAATTGTGTTATAATCTCCTTATGGAAAACACAATTCAAATTCCTTCTGCAAATTCAATAGTTAAAGTTACAGTTTCTAAAAGAAACATTAATTATTATACTAGTGAATCTAAACCATTCGAAGATTATATTATCGAAGGTGTAGTAGTTAATAATCCTAAATGGGCTGATGCTAATTCGATCACAATAGAAACTGGTAATAAAGATTTTCCTGTTTCAATGATATTGATTAAGAATATCAAAAATGTTGAGATTATTAAAGGTAGCACTTCTGACTCAACGAAGTATTTTAACATTCAAGGTTCCAAAGGTAGCACTTATGTGGTATCTGTTCGTGAAAACCAATATTCCTGCACGTGTACTGGGTTCAAATACCACGGGAAATGTAAGCATGGAGAAGAGGTAATGTCCCCTAAAATCAACAAGTTACAATCGTTGACCTTTTTGGACAAAGCGGATATAATAGACATATCAACTAAGGAAACAACCATGAAACAAACTTATTCAGTCAGCTACGATAACAACTTTCTGCAACGCAAACTTGACCACTACAATGCTTGGTTATTGAATCCTAAGCGTAAGGTTGAGGACGGTCCTTACCAGGGCTTTCCTGAAGAAGTAGAGCGTGCAGCTAAGCTTGCTAAGGGCCGTGCTATTATGGAAGCTGAGCGTGCAGCTAAGCCTGTAAAGCCTGCTAAAGTTGTTAAGACTAAAGTAGCAGCCAAGCGTCCCCGTGCAGATGGTCCTACCAAGCAAGAACGTGCCATTGAGATCTACCGTGATTTCATGGGTCAGTCTAAAGATAATGTCGTTGCTAAGATCCGTGAGCAGTTAGATATGTCGTTGGCAGGTGCAACCACTTATTATTATAACGCTAAGAAATTTTACAAAGGTTTACTATGAGTTACAAATTGTCCGAGGTGAGTTACATTAAGGAAAATTTTGATCCAAACAACTTGGATCATGTCAATCATTATAAGTATTTTTTAGAGCATAGTCGGTGGAGTGGCTCTTGTCCTTTTAGGGTCGAGTGGCCATTTGTCACAGTCCCCGAACTGATTAAAGATCGACTGATTAAAAAATACCTTGATAACATCATTGAACATATTGAAGCACAACATGCTTGACAAATAAGTTTTATTATTTTATAATAACCTCCACACGCGGGAGGTTTCTTTTTATATGGAGAATACATGAGTAAAAGTGAAAAGGGTGAGTATTTTGTTTCCAAGACAATTAGAGATCGATTGGTAAAGAATGGGGTGCGGTTCTTTGCTAACGACAACATTGCTGATTACATTGATCACGACAACAAAGAACTTGATCAGCTGGTGGATGAGCTGGCAGTTAAATTTAAAGATGTCTTATCTTCTTTAGTGATCGATGTTGAAAATGATCCTAACAGTATGGATACAGGCAGACGTCTAGCAAAGATGTATGTGCATGAATTGATGGAGGGTCGTTACTCTAAAGAGCCTAAGGCTACATCATTCCCCAACGAAGGTCCAGAACGGTTTGAAGGAATGCTTTGCGTTCGTGCTGAGCTAACTTCCATGTGCTCACATCACCACCAGCCTGTTCGTGGAATTGCCGTCATTGGTATCATTCCTACAGGACGTGTGATTGGTTTATCCAAGTATGTTCGTATTGCACAATGGTGTGCTCGTCGTGGACAGTTGCAAGAAGACTTAGTCAACCAGATCTCTAAAGCTATCATGCAGAATTGTGACACAGAGAATGTTGCTGTGTACATTCAAGCAACTCATGGCTGTATGGAGAACCGTGGAGTAGAAGCACACTCCAGCTTAACACAAACATCCGTAGTACATGGATTGTTCCACAACGATTCAGTTAAAGCTGAATTCTTCAACAACGTCAAACTTCAAATGGGTTGCTAAAATGAGTGATCGTCTTGTAAAGCATTGGACTCCCACACTTGAAGAAGCTTTTGGTACTTCTGGCATTAAAGGTCGTGAAGGTGAGATGTTTGTTAAAGAAGCCGTTGAGAGTTGGGGTTGGGATGTGATTGACAACGAAGCCAGTTACGAAGAACAACTTGCTGGCCAAGACTTGTGGATCAAAAAACCATCCTGGCATAACTACTACAGCATTGATGTTAAGAACAACATGAATGACTTTGGTGCATTCTATGTTGATCCAGTTGAATGGATGAAACCAGAAAAGAAGAATCATCGGTTTTGGCACGTCAATATTGAAACAGGTTGGATGGCTTGGTATGCTCGTGAAGAAATGCAAAATTATATTATAACCAAGAACAAGACAAAAGGGTTTTGGATTGGAGTGAAAGATAGACCAGCAGTTAATATTACAAGGAGACACTATGGAAAATAAAAGTTTTATTTGGGTAACATTTCAAAAAGAAGGCATTCATCGCTACCCTGGTGCCGATACTGACCCAACGCTAGCAACCGAAGATTGGTTAGATGTATCATTCCTTGGTGTTCCTCATCGACACATCTTTCACTTCCGTTTAGAGATGGAAGTGTTTCACGACAACCGTGATGTTGAGTTTATTCAATTGAAACGAATCCTTGAGAACTTCTATGCTGATGGCACATTACAAATGAACCACAAGTCCTGTGAGATGATGGCTCGTGAATTGCATGAGCGTGCTTACAATGCTTGGCCTGATCGTGATTATGTGATCGAGGTATCGGAGGATGGGGAGAATGGTTGCAGAATGTATTTTCCTTGTAAAGAAAATCTTGCAATGAAAGTGTATGCAGCATGATCAACTTTTGCCACATCTCCCCCACTCCATTCCTAGAAGTGTTCGCTCCTATGAATGGAGCTCATCTAATCCTTGCTCACTTAGTTGAGTCTGATCCAACCTATGCTAAGTTCTATGCTGAACTGGATGACGGTAAACCAAAGATTATGGACAACTCAGCTTTTGAGATGTTTAAGCTCGGTAAGCCAATGTACCCATCTGAGAGGCTAATTGCACTTGGAAGTGAAGTTGATGCAGATTATATCGTGATGACCGACTATCCAAAAGAGGCATCACAAAAGACAATCGACAAAGCTAAAGAAATGATCAATCCTTTAAGGAGTGCTGGGTTCAAAACTTTCTTCTGTCCGCAAAGCGAGTTAGGAGATCAAGAAGGTTTGTTATCCTCTATTGAATGGGCATTAACTAATCCTTGTATTGATTTGATTGGTCTTTCAATACTAGCTTGTCCAATCGCTTGTGGTGTCAATGAAACAACGTTCAATGGTGGTAAGCGTAGCGATGCTTACAAGATGCAACGATTCATGTCTCGTTGGAAAATTTTGACTGAGTTAAAGAAGCGTGGTTCATTGGATTTTGTGCACAATAAATTCCATTGTTTAGGAATGGTAGATGGTCCAAATGAAATTGATTTGCTAAGCGAATTCCACAATTCAATATTCAGTTGGGATTCGAGTGCAGCTGTATGGGCTGGTTTAAATTACATTCGCTTTGATCAATCACCTACAGGTTTGATAGAGGGTAAGTTTGAGCATGAAGTTAATTTTGATCATAACGTTTGTGATATTGACTCTATCAAAGATGCAATGTATAATTGCTCCTTCATTAATAAGAAAGTGAAGTAATGTACAAGTATTCAGAACACATTTACATTCAAGATATCCAAGACTATGTTGACTCAACTTATGGTCAGCATTATGTTAATGATGGTATTCAAGTGATTGATGTTTGGCAATCTCGTGGCACGTTGAGTACCACATCTGCCGATACAGCTATTAAGTATATTATGCGTTACGGTAAGAAAGATGGAAAGAACCGTAAAGATTTGTTGAAAGCCGTTCACTACATTATGTTAATGATGTATGCTGACGATAATATAGAGGAGAAAAAGATTGAAACACGTACTCGGACCTTTGTCCCGGTCGACCCTAACTGAGGTCAAGGAAGGCGACTCACAACCCAATGCTGTTGATTTGAGATTGGGAACAGTCTTTAAGATCAGTGATAATCTATTTGAGATTTCCAATGAACATAAAAGACACAGAGGGACAAAGTTCGAGCTCGTCCCAGACCACCTCGGATACTACACGCTCCAGCTTGGACGATATGAGGTTGTTATGGAGAACGTCATCAACGTGGGAGCTGGCGAAGCTGGTTGGGTCATCACTCGTTCTACTCTTAATCGTAATGGTTTGTTTCTCACTAGTGGCCTTTATGACTCAGGTTATCATGGTGTTATGGCTGCCGTGCTCCATGTTACTACTGGTGTGGCACGGATTAAGAAGGGGACGAGGATTGGACAGTACATTAGCTTCGAAGCAGAAGCATTGAGTAGTTACGATGGTGACTATGGAATTAATAAACAACACGACCAAAAATATGGAGTTAAATAATGGCCTTTGAAGTAAAAGTATCTATTGAAGAGTTGCGTACACGCAAGCTGTTCCTTGCAACACCGATGTACGGTGGTAACTGTGTAGGAATGTATACACGCGCAATTGCTGACTTGTCAGCTGTATGTGCAAAGTATGGCATTCCTTTGCAGTTGTATTTCCTGTTCAATGAATCATTGATTACACGCGCACGTAATTATTGTGCTGATGAGTTCTTGCGTAGTGATGCTACTCATATGTTGTTCATCGATAGTGACATTGGTTTCAATCCGCAAGATGTTTTAGCATTGCTTGCCATCCAGGATGATGATAGTCCGTATGATGTGATTGGTGCTCCATATCCCAAGAAGTGTATTAGTTGGGAGAAGGTCAAGCAAGCAGTGGACAAGGGTTTTGCTGATGAAGATCCAAACAAGTTGGAGAAGTTTGTTGGCGACTATGTGTTCAATCCAAAAGGTGGTCAGAAAGAAATTCCTATCGGTGAGCCTGTAGAAGGTGATGGAGATGGGGACTGGTTTTATGATGATCCGTCGTAAAACGTTTGACAAATACAAAGAAGTGTTTCCACACTTGCATTACAAGCCCGATCACATTCGCACAGAAGCTTTTGATGGCTCACGTGAGATTATGGCTTACTTTGATTGTATCATCGATCCAGTATCTAAACGTTACTTGTCGGAGGACTATATGTTCTGCTACAATGTTCAGAAGGCTGGTATGAAGGTTTGGTTCTGCCCATGGATGCAAACACAACACGTAGGCACTTATGTGTTCGGTGGTAGCTTGGCTGACTTAGCATCGATTGGTGCCTCTGCTACAGCTGACTCTAGTAAGTTAAAGAAAGAAAAGGCTCAGTAATGAAATTATCAAGTAGAACGCTTCAAGTATTGAAGAACTTTTCTACTATCAACCCTTCTCTGTTGTTCAAGAGTGGTAGTGTAATAACTACCATGTCACCAAACAAAACGGTGATGGCTAGAGCAACAGTAGGAGAGGTCTTTCCACAGACCTATGCAATTTATGAGTTGTCACGGTTCATTGGCGTTCTGTCAATGTTCGAAGATCCTGATATTGCAATTGGAGATAGTTTCTTGGTTATCTCAGAAGGCAATCGTGTAGTCAATTACACTTATGCTGATCCTGAAATGATTGTAACACCACCCGATAAGCCAATCAAGTTTCCTGAGGATGCTGAGATTGAATTCACAATGTCAGCAGATGTGTTGTCTAGTGTGTTGAAAGCAATTAACATTTTACAGATGCCTGAGCTCTCGATTAGTGGCGAAGAAGGTAAAGTGTATGTTGGTGCTGTCAATTCTAAGAACCCAACTGGTGATACATTCAAGATTGAAGTTGGTACAACAGAACATAGCTTTAGTATGATGTTCAAAGCTGAGAACATTAAAATCATTAGTGGTGACTATACGGTAAAAATTACTTCAAGAGGATTAGCGTACTTTCGAGGAGACAGTGTAGAATACTGGATCCCTACAGAAGCCAGCTCATCATTCGGAGGCTAATTTGCGTGAAGACTATCTCTGGGTTGAAAAGTATCGCCCACGTACCATTGCCGATACAATTCTTCCCATCAACTTAAAGAAGACCCTTCAACAGTTTGTTGATGATAAGAATGTTCCAAACCTCTTGCTGACAGGCAGGGCTGGTATTGGAAAGACAACTGTTGCACGTGCAATGTTGGATCAACTTGAAAGCGATTACATTGTTATCAATGGATCGTTGAATGGCAACATTGATACACTGAGGAATGACATTATGTCGTTTGCCTCATCTGTATCGTTTCATGGTGGTCGAAAGTATGTAATCCTGGATGAAGCGGATTACTTGAATCCAAACAGCACTCAGCCTGCTCTTCGTAATTTTATGGAAGAGTTTAGTAAGAACTGTGGGTTCATTTTAACTTGCAACTTTAAGAATAAGATTATTGATCCTTTGCACTCACGGTGCTCTGTGGTTGAGTTTAATATTCCAAAAGAAGATAAACCTAAGTTAGCTGCTAAGTTCTTTAATCGTGCTATAGACATTTTAAAAAAGGAAAATGTAGAGCATGTTCCCAAAGCTGTTGCTGCAGTTATTGAAAAACACTTCCCCGATTTCCGTAGGACTCTTAATGAGTTACAACGGTATAGTGCTACTGGTAGTATTGATACTGGAATTCTTTCCAACTTTGAAGAAGATAATTTTAAAACACTTATAGACTTCATGAAGAAGAAGGACTTCACAAATGTCCGCAAATGGGTAGGTGAGAACACGGATGTTGATCCAGTTGTCCTTTTCCGAAAACTGTATGATAATGCATCTATGTTACTTGCTGACAATGCTAATGTTGCTCACTTGGTCATGATCTTGGCCAACTATCAACACAAGGCTGCGTTTGTTGCTGATCAAGAGATCAACACTACAGCATGTATGGCTGAGATTATGGTTAACATGGAATGGAAATGAACAAGTATAGTTACGGCTTAAAGAAAGTCCAGTGCGTTGATGGTTCTATTGGATATGAGGATTGCAACTTCGGTAACGGAACTTACCGGATTCGTATTCCTAATAAGCACTGGCCCTTTCCTGAAGTCGTAACTCTACCTCGCTCTGCTTTTACATATTGCAAAGACCAGGATCACATGAAACCAAGTTTTGATAACCTAGAAGAGGCTCCATTTTGAATACCACTTATAAATTAGATATTGTTGAAGGTGACAATGGCGATCAACTGCTCCAGTTGTCTGAAGAGTTCTGCAAAGAACAAGATTGGCGTGAGGGTGATGTAATCAACTGGGACACTAAGGATGGTGCTATCATTGCTACAAACAAGTGTGCTCAAGAAAGAAAGAATCATCCCAACAAGAAATTGGTTCTTGTGGAAGCTGTTTCAATGTTCCGTACTCGTTATGTTGTTGAGTGTGATGAAGAAGAACATGCTGCAGATGAGGTTGTTATGAATAAAGGTGATGAAACCTTTCAAGAGTTCTCACAGCAACACCTAGATGAGGTTATTACATCCACACGTGTGATTACAGAACAAGAATATTCTGATTTGTTTGATAAGGATAATGGATATCTTGCAGCCTGGGACACCCATAAGAAGAAAAGTTTTATAAACAAGATCAATTACAATGCATGATATATTCATAAACACATTTAAGTGGATCAAAGATGACTGGTATAGCAATCGTTTTCGTTTCTGCATTGAGCTTATTGCTTGGGGCATCAGTATTGGGTGTTCTGTTACCATGGCTCTCACTGTCCCGAATCCGCCCTTACTTTCTCTTTACCCTATATGGATCCTCGGCTGTGGTCTCTATGCTTGGGCTGCTTTTACTCGGAAATCTTTTGGGATGTTGGCTAACTACTTGCTCTTAACAACGATAGATAGTATTGGACTTATTCGTATGCTAATGGGATAGAAATGAAATATGATGCTATAGTTTTGGGCGGTGGTGTTGTTGGTATCACTACCGCTTTTTATTTGTGGGAAAGAGGTCTAGAAGTTGCAGTTGTTGAAAGACAACCAGAGGCAGCTGAAGAGACCTCTTTTGCTAATGGTGGACAGATTTCCGTTTCACATGCTGAGCCTTGGGCTAATCCAGGAGCTCAGTGGCAAGTTCTAAAATGGTTAATGAAGAAGGATAGCCCTCTTTACTTTAAACCAAAAGCTGACCTGCACCAATTGAAATGGATTGCTCAATGGTTACGCAACTGTTCACGCACTAGAACAGACGAGAACACAACCAATCTGGTTCACCTAGCCATGGAGTCACGCAGAGAGTTGATTCGTGTTAGAAGAAGGTCTAAGGTAAAGTACGATCACTTAACCAAGGGTATCCTTCACTTCTACCAAAATCAAAAAGATTATGATAAAGCTCTTTATGCAATGGATGTAATGAGACAAGCTGGGTTAACAATTGAACCAACTTCGTTCAGTGAGATGTCTGTGATGGAGCCAGCACTTGCTCATCTGGGTGACAGGATTGTTGGTGGAACGTTTGCTCCTAATGATGAGAGTGGTGACTGTAATTTGTTTACTAAGAATCTTGCTCACTTCTTAGAGTCTAATGGTGTGAGGTTCTTTTATGATTCTGCTGCTGTTGCATTGAAAGACAACCGCGTTGAAGTTCACCAAACTAATGGTGATCATGGTTTTGTTCTTTCAGCAAAACAGTTTGTAGTAGCGATGGGTTCCTACAGTTATCAATTTGTGAAAGCAAACTTTGGTAAAGAGCTGATGATTTACCCTGCTAAAGGTAGTTCTGTGACTGTTCCTGTTATAGATAATAAAAAGGCACCTACTATAAGTCTAACAGATGATGAAAACAAGCTGGTATTTTCTCGCTTCGGTAATAGGTTGCGCATTGCTGGCACTGCTGAACTTGCTGGATGGGATTCTTCAGTCAACGTTGAACGCTGTAAAGTGGTTCACAATAAAGCTAGAGACCTATTTGGAGACGGATGCGAGTGGTCAAACGCGCTATACTGGTCGGGACTGAGACCGACCACACCTTCTAACTTACCTTACACAGAACGTCTCAACGATACTGTGGTCTTAAACTGCGGCCACGGAACGTTGGGCTGGACGTTGGCTTGTGGATCTGCAAAGCGTGTAGCGGATATAATTATAAAATGAACCCCTTTGATTATGTAAACGCAATCAATTATTCCAAGAAGGATTTGATGACTGGAACAGATAACGATGAGTTAGCTGAAAAAGATTATCAACCATTTCTTGTCAATAGGGCATTGTCATACTTCCCTGATACATTAATGCACGCGCATGCAATGTCAGGGTTCCAAACGTTGGATAATAAACTCCAATACTCTTATCTTCTAAATATCGTCAGACCATCTAAGCGTTTTGCTAAGTGGGTGAAGAAGCAAGACAATAACGATATTGAAGCTGTTAAACAATATTATGGGTATGGGAATGAGAAGGCTTTAGAAGCGTTATCGATACTGTCTGGTGAGCAATTAACTATAATAAAGAATAAACTTGCTAAGGGTGGAAATAATGAATGTGATCGACAACCTCATAGAGGTGACTCTTCCTAGTGAGGAAGATTTTTTAAAGATTAAAGAGACCTTAACTCGAATTGGTGTGGCATCAAAAAAAGACCAGAAACTTTATCAGTCTTGTCATATCTTACATAAACAGGGAAAATACTATATCGTTCACTTTAAAGAGTTGTTTGCTCTTGATGGTAAGCCTTCCAATTTTTCTGAAGAAGACATGGGAAGACGAAACACAATTGTAAACCTTCTTGCAGAGTGGGGACTTTTAAAAATTGTTGTTGTTGAAAAAGCAAAAGAGCCTCGCACTCCTCTATCACAAATTAAGATTTTAGCTTATAAGGATAGAAATGATTGGGAGCTTGTTGCAAAATATAATATTGGTAGAAAACTTTGATGAGTAATATTTGGGATGAACGTTTTTTAGGATTGGCACAGCATGTATCCACCTGGTCTAAAGATCCAAGAACCAAAGTTGGCGCAGTATTGGTCAATGAAACTAACCAAGTTCTTAGTGTTGGTTATAACGGCTTTCCTCGTGGAGTATTTGATTTGGAAGCTAGGTACGAAGATAGACGAACAAAACTAATGTTTGTTGCTCACGCAGAGCGCAATGCTTTGGACAACTGCTTTACAGATACACGTGGATCGACTTTGTATGTTACACTTCCCCCTTGCAACGAATGTGTCAAGTCCATTATTCAAAAGGGTGTGAAACGAATTGTGATGTTGACCTCAGATGCGAGGCCACAGGATAATAGTGATATAGCAATGACGATGCTTGCAGAAGCAGGCATCTTACTTCAGTACATACATCATGATCCTAACTCACAAATTCAGCAAGACAAATCCCAGCGAAGTTTTATTTTTTAAACGAGACCGCTCTATAGCTATTGGTGAGTACACCGATCAATCGTTTGTATTGTTAGAGGATGGTAATGGTGAGCTTAAGAGCTTTGCCAATGCCATGCAAGCATTCTCATATTTACGCTCTATCCATGAGCCCACCAAAGCAAGTCCTAAGACTATTGCTGTATTCGAAACTCCATCAAGAGCTATTGATAACCTTTCAAAGTATAAAGGCAGTCTAGCTCTCAAGGAAGTAACTAAAGACGTATTTTTTGCACATCGATCATGAAAATTCAATTAGCCAGTGATGTCCATCTTGAGTTTGGATCTATTTCGTTTGACAACCACGGAGCAGACGTTCTTGTGTTGTCTGGCGACATTTGCGTTGCAGCTGACCTTATAGCTGTAGATGATAGTGGTGTCCTTGATCGGTTCAACAGATCATCAACAATTCATACTTTCTTCCAAGAGTGCTGTGCTCGTTTCAAGCATGTAATTTATATCATGGGTAACCATGAACATTACCATGGTGACTTTGCAACCACATTTAATATTCTTAAAGAACGTTTGGGTTACTTGGTCAATCTTCACATCCTTGAGAAAGAATCAGTTATCATTGATGATGTGACTTTTGTTTGTGGTACTCTTTGGACCAACATGAACAAAGAAGATCCAATGACACTAGCTCACGTTCGTGGTGTAATGAATGACTATAGAGTCATTAATGACTCTCGTGAGCCAGTACACTATAAGGATGTTGATGGTAAATTCCATACACGTACTGGTAAGTTCTCTGCTATGGGTTCTGTAGTGGAACATAAAGAGATGCTTGCGTTTATTAAGAAGACTGTTGATAAGAATCCAACAGGGAAGTTTGTAGTAGTCGGACACCATTCACCAAGCAAGCTGTCTACAAAGCCAATGTACGAAAGAGAAGTGATTATGAATGGAGCATATAGCTCAGATCTATCAGAATTCATTCTCGACCACCCACAAATCAAGTTGTGGACTCACGGACATACCCACCATTCGTTTGATTATATGATTGGATCAACTCGCATTGTCTGCAATCCTCGTGGTTATGATGGTTATGAAGATGATACTGGATTTGACATTACGAAGATTCTTGAAGTCTAACGAAGTGATAGAGAAAACCAATTGAAAAATTGGTTTTGGCTTGATAGATAATATAGATGTTTTTGAAAGGAAGATAATGTCTGCAACAATGTATAATTTGGAAAAGGCTTTGGCTGGTGAGTCAATGGCCCATATTAAGTATCGCTACTTTGCAAGGATCGCTCGTGAAGAGGGTTTTGAAGATGTAGCAAAACATTTTGAACAAACCGCTGATCAGGAGATCAAACATGCTTGGGGTCACCTGGAGTTGTTGATTGGTAAGCCATCCACAAAGGAATGCTTACAAAAAGCAATCGAAGGTGAAACTTATGAGTTTACAGAAATGTATCCCGACTTCCATGCAATTGCTGTTCGTGAAGGTGAATTACAAGCTGCTGAAGAAGCACAAGATCAAATTGCTGAATCAAAAGAGCATGCTGAGCAGTTTAAGAAAATTCTTGCATTGGCAGAGAAACGCTTTGCAGCTTTGAAGAAAGTTGAAGAACGCCATGCTGCTGCCTACACAAAAGTATTGGAGGCACTATAATGTCTGAGAAAGTTTACGTTTGTATCGTTTGTGGCCACACGCTTTCTGAAGCTGACTGGTTGAGCTTGCCTGATGAAGTCAATTGTCCTGAATGTGGCGTGTCAAAAAGTGACTACGTCTTGATGGATTAATATAAATACCTCATCTCATCGGGATGGGAACTAGGCTGGTAACCTAGTTAAAACTACCACTAACGCCTTCGGGGTTAGTTTTTATTTAACTCGCTTAATAGGAGAACTATATGTTTTACGCAAACATGGCTATTGATTCAATTCAAAACGCCAAAATCAACTTCCTCAAACAAACAGTCAAGGAAGATACCCTTCAAAAACCTTTAGTCGATTTCGTTGAGGCACAACGCGTTTTTACAAAACAAGTTGCTAAGTCTTACAGCGACGTAATGAGTATTACTGCAGAAACTTTTGCTAACGCAATTTCAGGTATTACGAAAAAAGGAGATTGATATGACATTAGGTAATATTGCTTTTGGTCCTGCTTTCAAAGACATGGACAAGTTCTTTGTAGGATTTGACGATCAATTCAATCGTCTTGCAAGACTACATGATGATGTAACAAAGAACATTCCTAACTACCCACCTTACAACATCAAGAAAACTGGTGATACAACATATGTTATTGAGTTAGCTGTTGCTGGTTTTGCTAAGCAAGATATTGAAATCGAGTTAGCTGATGGTAAGATGGTTATTAAAGGCAATGTTAAAAATGGGGAACAAGAAGATCACTTCCTGTTCAAAGGTATTGCAAACCGTGCATTCACACGTACATTTGCATTAGAAGATCAGATTGAAGTAAAAAATGCTGAGATGATCAATGGTATGCTTCAAGTGTTTTTGGAAAGAATTATTCCAGATCACAAGAAACCAAAGAAGATTGAAGTAAAAGAGCCTGGAGCTAAAAAGCAAAAAGCCAGACCAATGGGTGAGTTGCTTCTAGAAGAAGACGAACGTAACCTGTAAACCAAGCAGCCAGCATCCACAAGGTGCTGGCTATTATTTTGTTCAAAAGACATATGGGTAGAAACATGCATAAAGAATTAGAACCTCTAGGTGGAGTTGAGGTCCCACAAGTAAACCAGTTTTGGCAATGGTGCAAACAGATGTTCACACCAGCATATCAGAATGAGATTGAAGCATACCTTTCAGAAAGCGTTGATCATTCTGATTTGGAAAAGAGACAAGAGCGTTTAATCAGAAGAGGTTTAATATGAAAATAATTAAAAGGTTTGTTGACTGGATGATAGAAATAGGTGAAGCTAGAGCTCGTCATTTACGAGACCATCCTTCACTAATGAGATGGTATTAATTTAAGGAAATATATTATGGCTTTTATTATGGGTATCCAGTTAGTTAACGGTACAGATTTGATTGGCACTATTACTGGTCTTAATGATAACAGTGCTTCAACTATCACTATTGAAGATCCAGCACAAGTTGCAATGATGCCTGGCCAAAGTGGTTCTCCAAACTCCATGAGTATAGGATTACTTCCTTGGGTTCCGTATAGTGAAGAGAGTAAGTTTGTAATCCAAAAGGACAAGATTGTTACATCTTTTACACCCTCTGTTGACTTGATTAACAATTACAACCGGATCTTTGGTTCCGGTATCCAAATCGCTTCCTCTATCAAGTAAGTAGATTTATTCTGTTGGTTGAGGTACAATACCCCTTCATTACAAGGGTTACATGAATTTTTATACGAATATCCACATTCGCGGCAACGAGGTATTGCTTAGGGGTGTAGAAGATGGTGAGAAGATCCAACTTGCTATTCCTTATAAGCCATACCTCTTCGTTCCTTCACACGACAGCAACACACCATACAAGACCTTGAAAGGTCAGCCTGTCAAACGTATTGACTTTGAGTCTATGCGTGAAGCTCGTGACTATGTTGCTCGTTACAAAGAGGTTAACAACTTTCCAATATATGGATTGACTAACTACGGTTATACTTTCATTAACGACAAGTATAAAGGTGAGATTAAGTATGATGTGTCTAAAATATCTGTAGTCACAATCGATATCGAGACCGCCTCAGATGATGGATTCCCAGATATTGAAACTGCAAACAAGCAGATCACTGCTATCACACTCCGTAAGAATGATCAAGTTGTATCGTTTGGATTGAATCCGTATGAGCCAGAGCTGCCTAACGTAAAGTACTTCCACTGTGAGAGTGAAGCTCATATGCTTGAGCAATTCATCCAAGTGTGGTCCTCCAAGCAGTTCAGCCCTGACATCATTACAGGCTGGAACGTTGAGTTCTTTGACATGCCGTACATCGTTAACCGCATACGTCGTGTGCTTGGTGACTACAGTGTGAAGAAGTTATCTCCATGGGGGATTATGAGTTCCCGTGAGTTTGAGATTATGGGTAAGACGTATAACCTTGAGCAACCGGTTGGCATTACGATTCTCGACTACATGGCTTTGTACAAGAAGTTTTCGTTCTCACAGCAAGAAAGCTTCAAGCTCGATCACATTGCCTTTGTGGAACTTGGCGAGCGTAAGTTGGACTTTACTGAGCTTGGGTTTGAGACACTCGATGACTTCTACAAAGGTGACTTCCGCAACTACATGAATTATAACATTCGAGATGTGGATTTGGTTTATCGTTTGGATCAGAAGCTGAAGCTGATTGAGCAAGTGTTTGCAATTGCATACGATGGTAAGGTTAACTACATCGACACCCTTGCTACTGTTCGTATGTGGGATACAATCATTCACAACTACCTAATGGAAAAAAACATTGTGGTAGAGAATCCTAAAGTGATTGAGAAACAACGTCAGATTGAAGGAGCTTATGTCAAAGATCCTCAAGTTGGTAAACACAACTGGGTTGTATCTTTTGACTTGAACAGTTTGTATCCTCACTTGATCATGCAATACAATATCAGTCCTGAAACATTGACTGGTCAATACTCAAGGTTCGCTAACAGTGAACGGTTCGATGATGATGGCACGCTGGTTGATTACAAAGTAACAGATTCGATTGGAATGATTATTGAGGAAAAGGTTCTTGATGATCTTTCGATTCGCAACCAGCTAACTCAACAGAATGTTACAATCACTCCCACTGGCTGTATGTTCGATCGTGACTACCAAGGGTTCTTACCCAAGCTGATGGAGACGATGTATAACGATCGTTCTACATGGAAGAAGCGGATGATCGAAGCTAAGAAGCAATACGAGAAGACTCCTACCGAAGAGCTTGCTAACGAAATTGCACGTTGCCATAACATGCAACTTGCAAAGAAGATTCAACTGAACAGTGCTTATGGTGCTTTATCTAACGTATACTTCCGATGGTTTGATCCCCGACTGGCTGAGTCTATTACAAAGGCTGGCCAGCTATCAATCCGTTGGGTAGAGAAGAAGATGAACGAGCATCTTAACAAGCTATTTAAGACGACTGGTGAGGATTATGTAATTGCTTGTGATACAGACTCGTTGTACATCCGGTTTGAGAGGTTGGTTGACATGGTGTTCAAAGATCAGACTGATCACCAGAAGATTGTTGGTTTCCTCGATAAGGCTTGCGAAGAAAAGTTCGAGCCTTTCATTGATAAGTGCTACGAAGAGCTTGCTGTTCACGTTAATGGTTATCAACAGAAGATGAAGATGAAGCGTGAAGCGATTGCTAACAAAGGCATTTGGACTGCAAAGAAGCACTACATCCTGAATGTGTATAACAACGAAGGTGTTTCCTACAAGGAGCCTAAACTAAAGATGCAGGGGATTGAGGCTGTAAGAAGCTCCACTCCATCTGCATGCCGTGAGTACATTAAGAAGGCTCTTGGTGTGATTATGAACGGTACACAAGAAGAACTAATATCATACATCGAGAGGAGTAGGGTTGAGTTTAAGAAGAAACCTTTTGAAGAGATTGCATTCCCTCGAAGTGTGAGAGGTCTGAGCAAGTACTACGATTCAAGGAATGGTTACAAGAAAGCTTCTAGGGCTGGTGTCCCTATTCACGTTAGAGCTGCTCTTGTTCACAATCACTTAATCAAAACCAAGAAGCTAGATAGTACCATCAGTCCAATATACGAAGGTGA